CCTTGACAGTGTCAAAGAATAATTCTATTCTGTAGTTGTAGTTACCCTTGGAGATCAATATGGATGATGAAACTAAGTCACAAGTCATCCCAACCGACAAGCTGGTTAAGACGTACATCAAGATACGCGATGCCCGTAAAGCGTTGGCTGACAAGTTCGAGAAAGAAGATGCCGAACTCAAGGAGGCTCTGGATACTATTGAGTTCCAGCTTCTGGAGACTTGCAAGATGGTCGGCACTGATAGCCTCAAAACACCGTTTGGTACAGTAAGCCGTCGAGTTGCCAAACGCTATTGGACGAATGATTGGCACTCATTTCATTCGTTCGTGAAGAAACACGAAGCCTTAGAGTTAATAGAGAAACGCATCTCGCAGAACAATATGGCTTCGTTCTTGGAAGAGAATCCCGACAAGTGTCCGCCGGGTCTCAATGTTGACAGCCGTTACGCGGTTGTTGTTCGTCGTAAATAAGGAGAAAGCAATGAGCGATCTAGCTCTATTCAACCAAAATCTTCCCAGCCACCTGCGTACAGCGGAACTTGATGAAACTACCAAAGCCTTGATGGGTGGTAGTGGCGGCGGTAACAAGCGTATCTCCATCGAGGGCGGCGTTTGGCGCATGCTGGTCAATGGCAAGGAAGTTGCGCAGAACGAAGACCGTGCAATGAATGTTGTGATCGTTGCAGCGGCACAGAAAATTTCGCGTATCTTCTACGCAGGCACTTACAAGAAGGGCGTAGTCAGCGCCCCGGATTGCTGGTCAGCAGACGGTGAAACCCCAGATGCCAAAGCTAAAGCACCTCAGTCGAAGTCGTGCGCTAGCTGCCCACAGAACATCAAGGGCTCGGGTCAGGGCGATAGCCGTGCTTGCCGCTTCCAGCAGCGTTTAGCAGTTGTCTTGGAGAACGACATTAGCGGTGACGTGTACCAGCTTGCACTGCCGTCTACTTCCATCTTCGGTGCCGGTGAGAATGGCAAGTGGCCTTTGCAGACATATGCAAAGATGATTGCAAGTAAGGGTGCGCCTATTACGTCGGTCGTAACTGAAATGCGCTTCGACACCAATAGTTCCACACCAAAGCTGACTTTCAAGCCTGTACGTTTCCTTGAGACCAGCGAATTCCAAGCTGCACTGGAGCAAGGCAAGTCTCCATCAGCAGTAAGCGCAATCACGATGACCGTTGCACAGACGGATGGAGTGAAGGATGGTGACCAATCTAACGATGAAGAGTTTGAAAAGCCTGTCCCGGCAAAGAAAGCGCAGGCGGTGGCAGCGGATAGTGACGCAGATGCTGGCGAAAGTGAGGCGGCGCAAGTCGTTTCTGAGCCAACGAAGCGTACGAGCAAGAAAGAGGAGGCTCCCGCTGAGAAAAAGGACGTAAGCAAAATCCTCGCTGAGTGGGATGATGAGTAACGGGTACTCATCCCGCTTTGTCAAAATCGTTAATTCAGCGGACACCAACAAGCTTGGTGTCCAGCTTGGCAACCTGTGCATAGAAAACGATATACCAGCACAGGACGTGGCAGAGCACTTCGGGGTAACCCGCGCCACGATCTACAACTGGTTCAAGGGCTTAACGAAAGTGCCGCCTGCGTACCAAGATAAGGTTGTCGAAGCAGTGGAGACGCTGTTGAAGAAGCGGAAATAACACAGGTTTAGGAGGCTAGGGAGCGCACCCGAAAAGGGTAGTTGCCGTCACTATCCCTGCCTACCTATTTTTAAAAGACGGCTTGGGGCGGCTATGCTTACGAGGACAGACTTCCTGTCTTTGGTTCTACCAGCTACGGGGCAGTATTGCGTAGTGGGACTGAAGAAGGATGCAAAACCAAAACAAATATTCGTATCGTCGGTAGAGGAGATCGATAGCTACGCAGATGCCTTGGTACATAGAGGCTATGACGCGTACTTTGCACTTGCTTCGTTTACTGATGATTCCGGGCGGACTACCGCTAACGCATCACACCTGAATTCTTTTTTCCTTGACCTCGACTGTGGTCTTGGTAAGCCGTACGCAGATCAATCTGAAGGCGTTGCTGCGCTGAAGGATTTTGTTAAGAAGACCAGCCTGCCAAGGCCAACCGCTATCGTGAACTCCGGTCGTGGAGTGCATGCGTACTGGGTGCTTGAAGAGGCACTTGAGAAAAACGAATGGCGTGGCTTTGCCGAAGGGTTGAAGGCGCTTTGTGTTGCACAGAACCTGCATGCTGACCCAGCAGTTACCGCTGACGTTGCACGTATTCTGCGCATACCAGACACGCTTAACTTTAAGAACCCGGATGATCCGCAGCCTGTAAAGCTGTTGATGGCTGGCGCACGTGTTGGCTTAGACGCGCTACGTGACAAGTTCGTATCGAACGAGCTACACATTCCGGGCGAGAAGCCGTTCCAACGGCAGATTGACCCCACGACACTTGCACTGCTGGGCAACTATCAGTCACGGTTCAAAACCATCCTGCTTAAATCTGTACAGGGAGAAGGTTGTGCACAACTCGCGCATATTTACGAGAATCAGGACACGGTGGAGGAACCCTTATGGAGAGCCGGGCTATCGATTGCGCATCACTGTGTTGATGCCGGAAAAGCGATTCATATTCTATCGAACAAGCACCCTGAATACGATGCTCGAACTACTGAAAAGAAAGCTGCTCAAACAAAAGGGCCGTACACATGTGACACCTTTAAAAAGTTATCGCCAGCGTTATGCGAGGGCTGTTCGCTCAAGGTTACTTCTCCTATACAAATTGGGCGAGAAGTCATTCACCCAGATGAAGATGCGGAGGCTCCAGTTGTTGAAGACGTTGAGCCAGTCACGCAGGAAGTCCGTGCGTACACAATCCCTAAGTTTCCATTCCCCTTCTTCCGGGGGCATGTAGGCGGCATCTATCTGGAAGGAGCACCGAAGAAGAATAAAGATGGCACGGTGGACGATGCTGAAGACACGCTGATCTTTCCGCACGATTTCTATGTAGTGAAGCGACTGCACGATCCAGAGGATGGCGAGTGCGTAATGATGCGGTTGCACCTGCCGAAGGACGGGGTGCGCGAGTTCATCCTGCCACTACAGGATGTCATCTCCAAAGATAAATTCATGAGCACGATTGCCAAGCATGGTGTGGCGATCATAGGTAAAAAACAGGAGGCGATGATGTTATATGCCACACGGTGGGTAGAGGAGTTACAAGCAATGGGTAAGGCAGAGATTGCACGGAAGCAGTTTGGTTGGTTGTCGGATGACAGCGCGTTCATCCTTGGCGAGAAAGAAATACGCCATGACACGGTTGATTACAGCCCACCGTCAGCCGCTACGCTGCCCTTAGTACCTGCGTTGAATACACGTGGTGACTTCCATGTGTGGAAAGATGTCATCAATCATTACAGCACTCCGGGCATGGAGCTTCGTGCGTTTGCCCTGTTCATGGGGTGGGGTGGCCCACTGATGAAGTTCGTGGCAGGTGGTGCGCTGAATGGCTTCCTGTTGAATCTGGTCAGTAAAGAAGGTGGTACAGGTAAGTCCACGTTGCTCCAAGCAATCAATAGCGTCTACGGCAACCCAGATGCGCTGATGATGAACTACAAGGACACGCACAACTTCCGTCTGCAACGCTTTGGTATCCTGCAAAACATCACGGCAACCATCGATGAGTTGACCAACATGAAGCCGGAGTTGATGTCCGATCTGGTGTACGACATTACATCAGGTAAAGGCAAAGGCCGGATGTCTTCCAAGGCTAACGTCGAGCGGATCAACAATACAACGTGGCAGCTTCCGGTGGTGTCGTCATCGAACAAAGTCATTCGTGATGCGTTGCTATCAATTAAGTCATTCCCTGAGCCGGAACTGCTGCGCATACTGGAGGCCAACCTTGCCATCGACACTTCGCTGGATGCGGTGCAGGCTAAGCAGCACTTTGGCAGGCTGGCAAGCAACTACGGTCACGCCATTATTCCGTTCATCCAGTACGTGCAGGGCAACCTACCAGCGGTAATCGAGCTTCTGAACAAGGTGAACGAGAAGATTGACCGCGCTGCTGGTATCACAAGTAACGAGCGGTTCTGGTCGGCGGGTGTGGCAATTGACCTGACCGGCGGCATCATTGCAGGCAAGCTGGGGCTGCACGACATCCCTATCAAACCGGTGATGGACTACGCTGTGGAGCTAATTAAGAACAGCCGCCGCAGCAACAAGGAGTCGATGTTCGACAGCGAGGACTTCCTCGGAGCATTCCTACAAAGACACTTCCACGAGATTCTCGTCATTAACGGCAGCAAGGACAACAAGACCGGGCTGGAGCATGCACCGATACGCGAACCACGTGGGCCGTTGACTGCACGGTATGAGCCAGATACCAAGCTGCTGTTTGTGGCGGTACGCCCTTACCGCGAGGAGTGCAGCAAATACTCCATGAGCTATGACGGATCATTAGACCCGTACGAAAAGGCTGGGGCTTTCCTTGGCATGAAGCGCAAGCGGATGTTTGCAGGTACGGTGACCAACACGGCGCAGAACGTACAGGCGCTGGTGTTTGACGCTTCCAAACTCGGATTCTTTGATGAGGAAATCCTGCTAAATGCTCCGGATTCTATCCACCCCGATCTGGATTGATTGGAACGCGTTTCAACCAGAAACCTCTTTCTTCATCCCCTGTCTGGACTACCGCCCGGTTCAGGAGTTTGTGGAGAAAGAGGCTGACCGACTACGGATGCAGGTGATGTGCAAGCGGGTGGTAGAACGGGGACGATATGGCTTGCGGGTCTGGAGATTGGCGTGATATGCTTGGCGCACTCAATGCTTTCTCCAAGGGAACATGAGCCTGCCCCCGAGTGCTACTCCCCTTGCACCGGGGGCTTTTTTAATACCCCGCCATTTTCTTTAGCTGCGGAATGTTGTACGCAACAAGTAGTTCACGTTCCAACGCTAAAAGCTCATCTGTCTTCTCTCGCTTCTCTTGCGGGGTCAGGTCTGGATCACTAGCAATAATATTGCGGTAACGACGCAAGTCACCTAACTTATCTTCAATCTTACCCACCACGCCTTTCATAGCGTAGAGATTCATCTTGTCTTCTGTCAGGTACTCCTGCAACTCCTCGACACGGCCTTCCCGCTTGAATGTATTGACTGAGTTGACTACCTTGTCTACGTCCTCACGGAACTGATAAAACTCAGTCTTGTACCCGCGCCCAGTATCGTCGTACATAAAGGTCTTGATCAACGGCAGCTTATTGATCGGCTTGCTCATACGATCAGGGTCAGCCACAGCGTCAGTCACATCCAGCAGCACTCCACCTGCGGTGCCCAGATACCCACGCAACAAGTGATCCACTTTCATCGGTGAAATACCGATATGCCCAAACAGCTTGGCAAGCTCTGAAGTGCTGTTGTTGAACTGCAAGTATGTCTCTTTCCCTGCCATATTGATACCGACGATAGGGTTGTTCGTAAAGAACGAATAGTTAGTCGCTACCTCAATAGCAGGCTTGATCAACTGAGGTGTGAGGTTTACCCCGCCATACGCATTGATTGCAGCGTCACGCATACCGCGCATAAAAGTCTTGGCATCAACTGGACGATCAGTGCCTTCACGGGCAATCGCTTGATAGATGCGCTCTGGGATAACTTTGAACAAGAAGCCAATCTCAGGAGCAACTGGTATCTTTAGTCCTGTACCGGGGATGATGAAGTTGCCATCGCGTTCGTAATCATCCAAACCTTTGTAGTCATCATCATCACCCACCAGCGCAGCGTAGATTAAAGACAGTGCGGCTACTTTGGCTCCAGTGGTATAGAACAGTGCCATTGCTGCTTTGCGATCTTCCATCGACAAGCCTTTGCCTTGGAGGGTGCGGTAAAGCACGTCCATACCTTGGATGTAGGCGTTCATGAAAGGTACGATCTGACGCAGGATACGCACGGTCTGCCCGTTGCCACCGGTCTTAAAGTTGATGTACTCCTTGGCGCGGTGGAAGGCCAGCACTCGGTCGCCGGTCTCTTTCATGGTCTGCTCATAGATTGCAGCACGTACCGCCATGTCAGCAGCAAGTGAGAAGTCTTCTAGCTTGTCCCATGCACGGAGGAAGACGTTACGCTCTTGCAGGCCATGACGCTCACGCGCCCGACGCATTGCGTGGTCAGGCATACCATCGTAAGCACCTGTGATACCCAACGCCTGAATGTCAGTCTCACCACCGGTGACCACATGGTAGAAGTTACTCAGCACTTTGCTGGGGAGTGAGAATGGATGCTTTACACCAGACAAGAACATGGCGCGTCCCGTATCTTGCGCAAGCTGGCTCAACGCGAAGGTTGGCATGTGGGTAACGAAACTACGCAAGCCGGTTGCTGCTGTCGTAAACGCTTTCATTACCGGGCCTGCAACATCTACCACGCTGGAGAATGCTGCCATGTCTTCTTGGTTCTGCACCCGGAATGCCACACGCTCACCGTCACGATAGGCGAATACCACAAGCTGCTTGTTGTTCTTCAGTTCGCGGTCAACCTCATCCTGCGTCTTTAGTTCTTCAGCATCGGGTAGTTGCTCCAGTGTTTTGACCGCAGCACGGTTCTTTAAACCTGAGCGAATAGTCCAGATGGTGTTACCCACCATGTTGTCGAGCACGTTGCGAATCTCTTTGGAGCTACCTTCGGTATCCAGCTTTGGCAACTCGGTCAGATGCACGTTACCGGTACGCAGCTTGTTAGCGGACTCAAGCTTATTAGTGTCTTCCTCTACACGTGTCCACGGTACGTAGCCCACGTTGTCCTTCCAGTCTTGTGCCTGTGCAGGGCTAAGACGGCCTGTCGATACCAAGAAGTCGATGAGACCTTCGTTGTATTTGGTAAAGGTATCGAACGCCTGCTGCAACTCAGGGAACGTACGCATAGCCTCAAGCCCAGCATCAATCTCAGCCTGAGATGCACGAACTTTCACAATCTGCTTGCGCAATTTTGCCGCTGCCTGCTTGTTACCCTTTGCTTCCGCAGCTTCAGCTTGGCTTCTAAGCAACTCACTGCGCTTGTTGATTTCGTTGGCACGTTGCGCAATAAACGCCCGGTGGGCGAGTGTCACCGCTTCCTTAGCAGAGCCAAGCTTAGCGCCCAGCTTTTCAATGATGATTTCAAACACACCGTCAAGGCTGATGCTCTGCCCGTTTTCTACACGGTCGTAGACTTCAAATAGCCCATCGGCCCCGACGCGGATACCACCACGACGCATCAGTTGGTCAGCAACACCCGTGGCTTCCTGTGCCTGTTCGTTCAGCACGTCACCGCGAATCTCCCCAAGGCTGTTCGTGACCTTGTTCTGGTAAGCGGCAGCAAGCTTCTCTTTGACCGGCGCATCCTTGTCAACAACTGCCTGACGGAATGCCATCGGTATGCCTTTGGACTTCTCAGCCATCAAGGTCAAGCGGTCTAGGAATGTCTGATCGACATCTGGCTCCGGCTCGTTAGCAATACCCTTCATGCGCTCGTTCAGCGCAGCAGCACGTTCGCCGTCAGGGGTCAATGCTTCAGCAGTCTTCCGCTGATATGAAATCCTGCTATCAGTTGGACTCCATGCACCGGTATTGAATATGGATTTGATCTGCGTAGGTTCGTAGACGGCGAGGTTCTTGCGGCCACCTTCCATGACATAGAAGCCATCATGCCCTAAAAAATCTCTAATTATTTCTTGTACGGTGGAGTCTTCTATATACTCCCAATTTCCCTCTGCAACTTCCTGCAAAAGGTCGGTATCGCCTATAAGTTCAGACAATCTTTCTAGGTGGCGTCGATTTTGAAAATCAAACGGATTCTGTGCGCTGACGTATACCGGGACGATGTTTGCGCGGCTTGGTAAAAGCTCACTAAGCAAATTGTTAAATTCATCGATAGGAGATGTGTCCTCACGTGCCGCAATTGCATCCGCTTTATCATATAACTCGTTAAGTTGTGCCTCTGAAAGTTTAGACCGCAGCTCTTTCAGCATGTAGTCTTCTGACGTACTAGAGAAACCTTCAGCAAACCGAGGATCATCCGTCACAAAGATAGCGCCCGCTTGTTTTGGGCGGAACGATTCTATGTCACGTGCCGTGCCGTGGTACATGACCTTTGGGCTACCGTCTGCGTTACGGATGACTGAATTGCCAAACCACTTCTTGAAGTTAGCGGTTGCGGTATCTATCATCTCCCGCACCATCGACTTAGCGTCACCTGCCTGCACATCAGCAGTTGGTTTGACCGAAGCCTTTTTTACTTCCTTCAGATACTGAACGAAAGTCTCATCCGGTAAGTACCGGTTGTTCTTCAGATTACCAAAGAAGCTACGCAGTGCACGTCCTAACCGCGCAAAGAACTTCTCTACAACGGAAATAGGCTTTTCATCCGTGGTTGCCCAGCGCGATACTTGGTCTGCGTACCATTCGTCAAAGCTGCGCCAGTAAGGTTTTAGCTCATCTGCCATCAACCCTTCAGCTACACGAGTTTGTTTAGCAGCGGTTCGTGCGCGGAGTGCATCGACGAGTTCCCGTGCGGTCTTACCTTTTTGATCGCCCAACCATTTCTGGAACGACTTCTGTATAGATGCTTGCAGTTCTGGCGAAGCGTTGTTGTACATCTCCTTCATGTGCACATGACCAAGTTCATGCGCTAACACCTCAAGCATTGAAGTTTTGCTGGTTGATGGCGTAAAGGCAATGTAGTAATCGCCGTTAGATAAACGCCGCATAGACCCTGCGTTTAGCGGGTCAAGTGCAGCCGAACCAATCGCCCGATAAGGGCCAGTGAATTTACCTACGTCCGCCCGCGCATCCCCCATCGTAGTGATGTAGATGTTGGCACGGATACCTAATAGCTTTGACCATCCAGCAACAATACTGCCTAGTTCTTTTGGCGTATTCTTTGAAGTCTGAATTTGCCCTTTGGTAAAGGTGATAAACGGTTTGGTTTTATGTGCTTGTTCCGCAGCCTGTTCTTGCCGTTTCTTTTCTGCAACTAAACGAGCGCGTTCTTGTGGGGTAAATAAATTCCCAGTAAAAGATTCAATATCAATTTTGGTACGTAGCGAACCTTTTGCCGCCGCATATACAGGTTGCCCTGTAAGCGCAGAATACCCACGTATAAGCGCAAACTCACCTTCTTGCCAAGCTATCTCACCGCCAAGGTCTTTAGCATGCTGTTCTGCGGTAGCACGTTGTTCTGGGGTGTACGGTACTTTTGGTGCAGTCTCGCCTTTTAAAGAACGGATTTGTTCTTCTATATCTGCCGTTGATACTTCACCAAACCCGTCCGTAATATCTTCAACGATACCTTTTGCTTCCGCAGGCTTTACTTTGCCTTCTTGCACTAGCCTACGAGTCGCTTCTTTGGGCGTTACTTTCCCTTCAGCAGGTGTAGGAGCAGCAGGTGCTTGTGCTTTTGTTTTGGCCGGTGTAGTGGGTGTAGTTAATTTAGCCTCTTCAACATCGGGCAATATGCGTTTAACAGCTTCAAGTGGGTCCATGCCCTCGGCAACAAACCCTTTAATTTGAAGTCCAGAACCAATTGGACGGCCATCAACTGCAAAATATGCTTCCGTTTCGCCAGTGCGGTTGTCGCGTTCAATTACTATTTGCTGCGGTTCACCAGCGACTACTAGGTCGTACTTATATCTTGTAACATCTTTAATAACACCCACACCTTGTTTAGTAGCTACGGTGCGCACACCACCATCAGGCAGGGTTGTTCTCTCGATTTGTGGTTTGGTTGTCGTCAGTGCAGTTGGCTGTACTCCCGCTCCGACATCAGGCTGTTCAGTAGCCCTTCCAGTAACATCCATTCCCCCGGTGACAGGTGCTGTAACTCCTCCGGCGGGTGCGGCTCCGCGTTCGTCAGCCACTGCAACGCTAGGCTCAACTGTTGGTTCGACAGGTTCTGTAGGTTGGATGACATCTTCTGCCTCCTTCGCTTTTTTGGCACGGGGCTTTTTAGGTGGGCGCAGGTCAAGTTCGCCCTGTTCCATGAACACAGGACTGCTTAGAAACTTGTTTACCCCTTCAATTATCCTAGCACTGCGATTGGGGTCGTTAGCAAAATCTGTCAGTACTTCTTGAACTTCGGCACGTTGCGCAGGGTCAGCAAGGTCTTTATCCAAGATGGCTTCGCGCAATTTTTTATTGGTCTTGGCAATACCCATTGCCTTGAAGTCAGCCTCGGTAACCGGGCGCGTCTCAACCGCCTCTTCCATCGTAGGTGCAGGTTGAATGTACTGTGGGCCAAGACGGAATTGATCTCGCTCTTCAGGCAATGCTAATTCAGGTGTAGGGCGCTCTTCAAACGCCGCACGTTGTTCCCGTGCATCCATCTGGAGAAACGCTCTTTCAGCGTCAGTAACCACTTCCCCAGCGTTTAGCCGTGCGGTAATGTCAGCGATACGCTGCTGTCTAAAGAACTCAGCTTGTTCAGGCGTGATGCCTGCGGGGGCAACTTCCTCTTCACCCAGCACAACACCTTCGCCAGTACGCTGGCGTGGCATCTCAGGCATGCCAAAGTCCAACCCCATCTGCCCCGGTTCTGGTGTAGTCCCTGCGCGTTCTGCGCCTTCTAGCCCTTTGGATAGCTGCTTAATCTGGGTTTCAAGGTCAGCACGTGCGGCGTTGAGTGGTTCAGCCCGCTCAAGAATAGCGATTCTTTGTGCATCAGTTGTCTCGGGGGCTGCAAATTCGGCTTTTAGACGATCAATCTCACGCATCAGCACGTCATGCTGATCTCGCATTTCGGTGATCTGGAACAGACGGTTTTGCCGTGCAGCTTCTTTCTCTTCTGCTTCACGGAAAGGCTCTGGGGCAGCGCGGTAACCTTCGTACCCCTCACCAAACTCAGGTACTTGTCCAAACGGAAGTTGTCTAGCTTCTGCGGGAACGCCAACAGGAGCGGCAGGGGCAGCAGGGGCACCGGGAGGGGGAGTAGTACCCATATCACCACGTGCTCTACGCCCAAGTGCAGCGTCCAACAAGAACCGAGTCAGAGCACCAGCACCTGCACCATATGCGCCTTCTTCAGCGGCACCGGCAAGAATAGGCTGCTCAGGATTGTAGATACCTTTGGCAATCAGGTTCTGCGAGATTTTTTGCGCGGCTTCAGTTGCGCCTTCAACTCCACCGGTTATTGCTGCACGGGTGATGAGTTGCTTACCTACTTTAATTTCTGGGGCAATCAGATCAAGCAAACCAACAGGCGCACCTAGTGCGGTAGCAAGTGCACGGTCATCCCCAAATACACCTTTTTCTTCGGCGGCAAGACGAGCTTCACCTGCACCAGCAGCAACACCGGTACCAACTGCGGCGGCACGTCCTGCTAATCCAAACGGCCCTGTTGCAAAGAATGGGATCGTAGAGCCAACGGCTTCACCAAACTTACGAGGAATAGTCTCTTCGTAGCCGATCTCTGGCGCAAACGGTTTGCGGAGTGCAGCACCCTTTTCTTGGATGAACTTGCGCGTAGGCTCTTCGTACCCTTCAGGCAGCGCAGCGGCGGCACCTACCCCGGCAGTTTCCAGCAGACCAACAGCCCCTGAAGGAATACCCTTAAAGAACTCCTTTGCCTGCCCAGTAATCGTAGGGCCTTCTACCAGCTTACGGAATTGTGCAGGGGTCAGTCCCTGCGTAGCCAAATATCCATCAATGTCTGGTATGGGAGCATTTTGATTGATCATGCTCTGGACGTTAGCAATGATCTGCTCATAGCGTGTTGCCATGACGCGCCCCTTATTTCACAGGTGGAATTTTGTACCGGTTCATGTAATCTTGCTCAGTGGGTTTGGCTGGCTGAGGAACAGTAGCTCCTTTTGGAAGTATGCCCAAATTACCCGCCATTCTGTACGCATATGCTATAGCGTCTTCTTCTAATCTTGCTGGGTCTTTTACGTATGCAGGGTTATCCTTATTATTTGCGATGAATTTTCCTGCTGCGTCCATGACAATCTTGCCTTGATTAGCTTCAAGCATACCCATCTTATACATATTGTTAACTTCGCTTTGTATTTTTAGTTGTGTATCAGCCACGTATTTCTGCATGCCAGCTTGTGTTTGGGTTTTCCATATATCAACCAAGCGAGTTTGATCGTTAGAACTTAGGGTTGCTGCTGCTTGCACTCCAGCATTTGCGGCAGCATTTTCTGCGTTAAACAAGGCGGTTTTAGCAGCTTGCGCCCTTTCCTCTAATCTATCCTTACGCGCTATATCAGCGTCTACACCAGTACGCCTTGCCGTGGCATCTGCCATACGCAATTGTTCGATACGCTCGTCGTATTTTTCCTGCCGCGCACGAACGTCTTTCATTGCACTTTGGTAATTTTTTAGCCCTTCTTGCGCACCTTCGCTGAGTGTTTGGAACTCTTGCCCTTTACGCGCACCCATCAGTTTGAGTCCCGCGTACATGATGCCTTCACCAAGTGCAACATCTTTTTCAGTTGCGGCTTTGCCTTTCTTCTCTTCAATCCCTTTAATTATTTTGTTAAACATATCCGGATCGTAGCCTTCGGCAGCGTAAGCTTCACGGCGTTCTTTACCTACATCTTTTAAGTCTTTTACTTGTGGCACATCCAGCTTGCCGACTTTAGGAGTAGCCCTTGCGACATAGCTCTCAAACGAAGTCGCACCCAACTTTGGTGCTGTAAGGTCAGGCATAGTAGGTGTAGGGCCTGCTCCTGTTCCTGTTTCTGCTTCTGGAGCACCAGCAACAGGCGGTAAATTCTGCGCAGGCGCAAAACCTTCTCTTCTACGCGCACCCATCTCTGTTGCACTTTGTAGTGGGAACTGATCTGGCGCAACAGTTTCGAACCCGCCTTTTACAGGATAGGCTTGCGTTTGTGGTGGTTGTGCTCTTATCCCTGCCGCCGGTACCGCAGCTTGGACTTCTGGAGCTTTGTTACGTAGTAGTGCTAAACGCTTTTCTGCAAATTCGCGTTGTGGCCCGAAAGGCGTGGTGGCTAATATGTTTTCTAACCGCGCTATTTCATTTACTATGTCTTGGGAGGCTTCTTGCTCCATTCGGGTTGCAACTAATTGATTAAAGCGGTTTGAACCCGGTGCAGGGAGCATTTGATCGCGTCTAAACCCTTGGCCTACCAAACTTGGGCCTTCTCCAGCAAACGACGCAATCCCACCTCCAGCATACCCACTACCTGCTGGCGCATCCATTGGGATCATCGACATTTCTTCAGCGCCAGCAGATGGAAGCAAGTTAGCGACTCTTTCTAATGGCCCACGTAACAAACTAGGTACTCCGCTTCTACTACGCAGAGCAGGCATGTCCATAGCCCCATCAGTTGTTTCTCTTGCAGCAACCCGTGTAGGTTCTGGGCGACCCCGCTCTTGTTGCGCTAGTAAGTTCTTAACTTTTGGAATGTAGTTTCGCGTTTCTTTAGGAAGTTTTTCCGGAGTCAATTCACCATACTTCCTCAAATGTTTATCTACATTACCCGGCCCCCAGTTGTATGCAGCGAGGGCGTTGTCGATGTTGCCTTTGTATTTCTTCAGCATCACGCTCAAATACTCGCGACCAACACGACGGTTCTCTTCCTCGCTATCATCTTTTACTGGTGTGATGCCATAGCCCGGATCACGCATGGTGCCGGGCATCAACTGAGCTACGCCTCTTGCACCTTTACTACTTACAGCACTCTGTTTGCCACGGCTCTCGGCTTGAACAAGTGCATCAAACAGCCCCGGTGGGGTACCTCCCGTAGCATAGCCGGGCACTTCGCCACCTTCATCAAACGCAACGATACCGCCACCAGCGTAGTTACCCACGTCTCCAGCAGGCAAAGCTTCAACACCAGCGTTCGGAGCAGCTTGTGGTGGCTGCTGCATTTGCTGCATTTGAGGCTGTTGCATTTGTTGCATTTGTGGTTGAGCAGCGGCAACTGTAGGTAACCCAAGCACTTCCTGAGCAACTGTGGTTTGCGGGGGTTTAGCGTTCTGTTGCTCAATACGCTGGATCATCATGCCAGCCATCATCGCTTTTTGTGGGTCTAGCAAACCCAACTGCACCATACGCCCAAGATCCGCCTTGGAGTATTTAGTTGCCAAATCTTGAATCTCTTGGATTTGTCTTAGCATGATTTACCCCTGCGCCAGTTTATCTGCCGCGATTCTCGCAAGTCCCCCCGGTACCGCCCCACCTTCAGCACCAAACAATCCGGCTTTTTGCGCTCCGAGATATGCCATACCAGCACCTGCAACTTGCCCCAACATCGATGGCGGTGCTTGATACATTGTTTGTGTTTGTTGGGACAGCGGTAAACCGCGCAGCATGTCTGACATAAACGCCAACTGCTGATACGGATACTGACGCTGATTTTGGAAGTCTTGATACGCTTGTGCCAGACGTTGCTGCTCCAACCCTTGCTGTTGCGCACCGGCGGACAACTGCCCTTGAATGACATCTTTCTGCTGACCAAACTGCGTCTGCCCTAACTGCCCCAACTGTCCAGCGGCTTGTAGGCCAGTTGCCGCACCACGTAAGCCTAAATCAGCGCCGAACTGCTGCGCCTGACGAGCCTGCTCAAACGCCGTCTGCATACCACGACCATAAATGTCTGCCTGCTGCTGACCAAGGTTGCGCTGGCGTTCTGCTTCTAATAGTGTTGATCTTGATCCACCGAATGCACCACGCTGTACAGCTTGCGCTTGCTGCATTTGACCTTCCATAGCCGACCGACGTGCGGCTTCACGCATCTGTGGCTCAAGAGCTAACTGGGTATACGGCGACATATATGCCTGCATAGCACCGGGAGATGTAGCCTGCTGTGCAAACTGCTGACCAGCACCAAGTCCTTGTAAGCCAGCCAAACCACTAAACTGTGTCCCAAGCCCTAGCTGCTGCGCGGGTTTAAGATTCGCAACGCCTTGGAAAGCCTGTTGCTGCATCGGCGTAAAGCCAGCAAGCCGCTCACCACCGTACGCCTGATAAGGGGTCTGGCTTAGGGCTTCTGATTTACCCAGCATGCGTTCAACATACGGCCTCGCATACGCAGGGACTTCCGTTGAGCTAACGACTTGCTGCTGTGGCTGCGGTTCTGACGAAGAGCACATAGTGGCACCTCAAAATGTATACATCATCTGGATCGCGGCTTCTTTAAAGCCCATGCGTTTCCAAAGTTTAGCTACTCGTAAGTCTGTGAGCGCAGCAACAGACACCCTCTTTACACCGCGCTCTTTCAACTCATCCAAAATAATCTTTACAAACTTTTTGCCTATACCGTTTCTATGCTCTGGCAATACATAGATTGTGTCTTCTTGCGCGATAAGATCGCCGTTGTGCATATCATTCGTTAAATACACATTACTGCAACCAACCGCTTTACCTTCATGCCGCAAGATAAACGTTAACAAATCCCCACGATCACCCGCTTGAAAGTATCTTTCCCACCTTGGGTTGTAAGGAGAGTACTCAATTCCGTCCTTTTGCAACCGAGCCAACATCTCTTCGTAGTGCTGCCGATAAAGAGGTTCTAGCTCTTCAAAACTTTCTCGGTGTCTGCCAAGATGAAATGTATAACTCATGCAGGTAGATATTTCTCCGATTTGGTATTTGCTGCAACTTTACCTTTACCTACTGTTTTATTCCGCGCTTTTTGCACTCGATCCATCATGGCGTAGAGCTTACGTGCACCAGCCTCGGTTGAACCGTTACCAAGCTCAGACACGATACGGGCTGGCACTACAAACTCACCATCAGCAAGACGAGCAGGCTGACGCTGACCAATGACAGCAGGGATAGAATCGCTAACTCCATCTCCGGGTCCTTTCAATAAACGACCACCATCAGAGTAATCACCCAAGTGCGAGATACCGCCGCCAGCAGCATACCCGTCATACCCACCCAAGCCTTGTAGCCCAGAAAGCTGTCGATCCATCATGCCGTAGAAATTACCCAAACCAAGCTGTTGTTCTGGTGATTGATATTCAGGAATTGCCGGTGGTGTGTACGCAGGTTGTGCTGCCATTGCTGGTGCAGGTCCCATAGCAGGTGGTGCCATACCGCCGGAGACTTTAGCGCCGGTGTCGAGTGTGGGCTGTGATATTCCAGCAAGTGCCCTACCTAACATACCCACCGCACCTTTCCCGCTGCCAAAAGGTGAAACTAATGTTGGCGTAGCCGTCTGTGTAAACTGCATGGTTTTAGGGTCGTAGCTGTACTGATAGCTGCCAGTTGTTTGCGGTTCTGCGGTAGCGCCTCCCCTTGCAAATCTCGGCTCACCACTATACGCACTCACCCCGGCATCGCCACTTGGAGATATGACATTGACCGCTTCAGGGCGCTGGATTGATGGGTTGGAATAAAGAGGTGTTTGAAGCTGAGCCATTGGGTAGCCTGTATTGGCACCCACAGCATTCGCTGCTGCCATCTGCTCAACAGGTCCACCAACAGCGTAACCCATCAGCCCACCTTCGGCTGCATACTCTGGCCCCGGTGCAAGAATCGGCGTTTGTGCTGTGTAGCTATCGTTAAAGTAATTCTTTTCCGCGCTTGATCCCGGCGTATCTGCATACATCGGCGCACCCATGTCATACACTCCCGGACGCTGAGTTCTCTCGTAGGTGTAGGGGCGGATGTACGACTTGGACTGTTGTGGAGTAATACCTTTTTGTCCCGATGACATAGCGCCCAACACGCCAAGTCCTAAAGCTGGAACCGCATAGTCTGGCATCGCATCTTTCAAACTCTTAAACCCACCTTCTTGTCCAAGCGATTTGGTGCCCGCTGCCAGCTTGTCTAATGCCGTATAAGAAGGTGCCCCCGCAGTGGCAGACCCTGCCACGCCAAACTCTCGCCCAGCAGCAGCAATGCCGGGATCTTTTGCCCACATCGAGCTTGATAGGTTTTGTGCTGGAGCAGTGCCAGCAGTTTTAGCTGCTTCCGCCGCAGTAAGTTGAGCAGTGCCTGTTTTTGCCAACCCCGCGCCCAATCCAGCGCCGCCATAAGCACCCAAACCTGCCATCAGACCTTTGCTCAAACTGCCAGTAGCCAACGCAGTGCCGCCACCCACAATACCCGCAGCCATTAATGGGCCAACGCCGGGGATCATGGACAGCCCAAACCCTGCAATAGTCGGCAGTAATTTCTTCAGGAACCCAGCTTCAGGGAGGCCGGTCTGAGGATTGATGGTGAGAGAACCGCCGTGCGCCATAGCAAGGGATTGCAGACCGCTGACTTCGCCCGGAGTCATGTGCACGAGGACCTTATCGTCCCCGCGTCCAGCAGACTGCAAGTGGTGGGCTAGGGTATGGAGGCTCATCGCTACCTCATCCAAGAAAATTTGTCAAAGTTTAACACTTCACTGCGTCGTATCATAGGAGTCAGATCACTCTACCCTATACTTTTATCTTGACCACGTTACCCGCCGAAGTGTCTCTATATAGATCACCTACCCGCAAATTGGCTAAATCAGCTTGAGTTGGCAGGCTGGCTATACGGACACCCGTAGCTCTATCGACGGTACTAAAATTCATTGCCGAAATGATATCAGTGGCGCTCAAAAACTGAGTAGACGCTGCACTCGGCCCGGCATTGTCTAGTTGCTGAAAATACTGCCGCAAGATGTTGTTCAAGGTGTCCATGTACTGCCGGTCGTACTGCACCGGAGCAAACGGCAAGAGAGGCGCTCTAGTTGTGCCAGTAGACATAATTACCTCCTACCATCTTGACGGACATCAATCCTTGGCACACCCAACTGCCACTGCGTGCCTCGCGTATTAGACTCTATCCTGAACGCTATCTGCCGCCCGCGAACTCGGGTATACACGATCTCGGTAAACTCTTGCACGGAATAAGTTTGTTGCCCCGCATAGGTTTGCGACGACTTTACAAGTGGGTTTGATGACACCCCATATCCAGAGCCGGGGTTTTGCCGTGGGCGCACTGTAAAGTTAACTTCTGGGTTTACCGTAGTCGTACCCGATGTGTTTGATCCGTTAAACGTAATGTCTGGAATCACCCGCCATACAAACCCGTAGTTGTGCCCGTCACCAATATCAAAGTCAGATGACTGGATGTAAGTGTTAATCGCACTCGGGGGGTTAGTCGTGCCGTCATCAATAGCTGACTCATGGTAAACAAGCAAGTTATTGGTTCCGGTAGTCGCCATTGGAAACTGTCGCAGCGCAGAATCTAACCAAGCAGTTCTGTCCATCGTGCCGTAATACCATACGCGATCAAGATAATTAAAAATGACGTACCGATCTACGATGTTCGAATTAGCAGAGCAATAAAACCACCAGACCTCAGAGTAACCTTCATTAGTCCCTGCGTAGATTTGAGCAAACTGATCACGGTTGATGTCGTCATAGATAAAAGTACGTATTGAGCACGGTAAGGTTTCAACCCGGCCTGAGTACACGTAGAACTTATCGACCCCCATCCAGTAAACAACACCGGATGCCGTTGCCATAGCATTAGGCGAAGCAATTGAAATGTTGTCTGCTAAAAGCGTAAAGCCCCATACAAATGGGGGCCCAAGGTATTGCATGGCGTAGATAGCCGCATCTGTCCAGACGTTGATTTCTTGGCGGGTTTGCAAGGCCGCAACAATCTCTGACCCATGAGAAAGTCTGTAGTCCCCAGCTTGGTTAGTTGTTTGCGGTTGCCATTGCGTGTAGCTTTCTTGGTCTGACCAACGAATTAACATTGGATCAAGTGCTGTGGGCCCATAAGTGCCACTCGGATCATTACAACCAAAGCAAATCACGATTCGCGAAGAATCCGACACCATTATTTCGTTAATGATCGAAGGCGTATAAGTGCCGGACACAATTGTCCCACGAGTACCGTATGCAGGTGTTGCACCGCCGCCCGGTTGCCATAAATAAAGAGAGCCGCCGCGTGGACTAAACAATAGGTCTTCACCAAAGTTAGATTGGCTCCACAAGCGCAACTGCAAACCAAAGCCTGTTGATGTGCCTGAGCCCCACGACCTGCTACTACCCGGCACAGTTGAAGAAGGGTAGTTAACTACTACCGTGCCACCTTCTGAACCACTAGTTGCATTAGGTGTGTATGTAAGAACCGGTCCCGGTGCTTGCCCTATTACAGTAGAAATGGTGTATGAATTTACCCCCGTTACAGTTACTTGAAACCCTATCTGCAAAACTGTATTGGGTATACCACTAACGTCCGCGTCTGAAATAGACTGAAAATAAACATATTGCCCAGTTGTTAATCCATGACTATTGTGTGTGACCGTAATGGTGTCAATACCACTAGTTGTAGCAAACGGATTGGTTAGTGTTGTGGTTGCATACGGCACCCAAGGCCCCGTGCCCCAACCTGTACCAATGGTGTAAATTGGATATCCTGCATTAATCTGATAAGCAGCATCGACGCCCGTACCGCCAGTACCTGTATCAGAAGCATTAGACTCAACAGTAAAATACAAAGACTGAAGACCAATACCTTGGCTAGTAAGCGTAATAGGTGCGCCGCCGCTAGTTAACGCTAATTGACAAGTCGAGCCCGATGCGTTTACTACGTAATAAGTGTTTGTGTAATTCAACCCGCCCGGTGCGCCTGCACCGATAATTAGTGTGACTGTAGCGCCGTTAGTTGGTGTTGTACCAGCAGAGAATAAAAGTGTGGAGGTTGTAGTGTTTACCGTGAAATTAATCCCATTGACAGACGCACCCGCCGCTCGCGCAACGATAGTGTAAGACGTACCAGATAGTACTGTTTGAATCTGGTACTCTTGATTAAGAACATCCGCCGTAATGTTGCCGCCTAAGCTAACCGCTTGTGAAAACGTAACAAAGTCTCCAGCCTGCAAACTAGACGCGCCAGCGTCCGTTACGGTAATAAACGCAGAAAAAGGCGCTGAAGTATCCGCTGCAAACGTCGTGTTGTTGGTGGTGTTAGTACGAATCGGCGTGATGTCATAGTACGCGCCGCCCGATTCAATATAAAACTTCAGGTTAGTGCCTATCCCCGCAAGGTTGTAACCTTTTAGCGTTATCCAATTCCATAAAGAACGACATATACCCATAAACGTGGTGTATGTTTCAACAGACCAGCCACCTATTTTTTCAGGGTAGCCGGAACGAAATCGCACTTTGTCGCCGTCATACCAACCGCCTTCGTTGGCAAGTGTAGTGCCCTCGCGATTTACGCCGGGGCGGAATTGAAGTTTCTGTAAAGGCATCGTGATTCCTTACAGTTTCATTATGTACGCAAGCGCGAAGTACGGCACAAGGTTTGCGTTAGTGCCAGATGAACCTGCGCTATCGACTGTCACACTAGCGGCTGTAGAACTAGAGAGAACATGAGTACCACCATTACCCCCCGGGGACCATAAACCCATAGATGGTCCAGCAATTGTGCCATATGGGATGTTACCGGTACCGTTATAACCAATAGTCGCGTGTTGGTGTGCGGCTGATGATGCGGTGTGTGTATGGCTTACGGTGATAGCGTCTTTAGAACCGCCAGTCTGTGTTGGCGATCCTGTAATAGTAGTTTTTGCGACACCAGCATCGTCAGAATGCGCACCGATAATAAAGCGGTTACGCAAATCAGGTGTTCCACTAGAACCGTTACACAGCGCCCATCCTGAAGGAATAGTGGCAATCGACCCAGACCACATCATGATCATGCCGGTAACAAATCCGGCTGGTAATGCACTAGAAGCCCATGTAGTTCCGTTCGATGTCAGTACATTTCCACTAGTACCCGGAGCTACTACTTGAACCGCCGAAGTGCCATTACCAAGTAAGACGTTATTAGCGGTCAGCGTAGTAGCGCCTGTACCGCCCGATACTACGGGTAAAGCTGAACTAAGTGTTAAGGTGCCGCCAATCTGAAGGTTACCTTTTATGTAATCAAACTGATCAACTACATTAGTACCATCACTACGTACTAAAACAGTTTTACCTGCGGGGATAGCTATACCGGTGCCAGCAGCTGTAGTATTACCAATAACTGTCGAGCAATATATAGTAGCTTCGTAAGCGCTTGTATTCTTAACGACGTAAAGTTTGGTGACAGGCGGCGCATAAACAGCAAAATTAGCTGTTGTCGTTGTTGATAATGAAACCGCCGCGCATCTCGCTTGATCCGCCGCTCCGTTTAAAGCAGTTAACGCTTGGTTGGCGGTTGTGACAGAAACAGAGGCCAGCCCGGCAATAGCGTCTTCGATGAGCGTACCAAGGTTACTATTAGTGGTCGTGCCCCATGTGCCTGACTGTTCGCCATTTGCAATAAGTTCGATCCGCAGATCGGGAGAGTATGTACTTGGCATCGCTAATCCTTACTTTTGCCTGACGGCGTTGTATTGTTTGACGCATTGGTCGAGGGCTGCTTGGAGGCGGGCTGCGTCGGCACTGTACCCTGCAAGAAATTCTCCATCTCCTTTTGCCAACTCCGCGCCGGAGGCTCCAGCGCAAGATCGGGTAACACCGGACACGGAATTGTTGGAGGCGGGGCGCTCCTGCCTATCGCGCAAGCTGTTAGAGAGAGCGATAGTACGAGCATTAATATCCCTGATTTCAGCATCTTTTTCCCTCCGCAGCCTATCTGCCGACTGTTGCATTTCTTGCTCACGCTTGCGAGCTTCTTCTTGCCCTTTGGCGTAGGCGGCGTATTGTTCAGCCTTTTCCTTGTCCCACGCCTGTTGAACTTCTGCGCGACCCGCAGTATTTCCTTGATAATACCCGCCCCCAGCCGCTGCGCCAATAGCTAACACAAAGCCAAGTATCACCCACGGGTTCATCATTTTGGCTCCAAAAAGTAGAGTGCTATCTCATCGTTCCGGCGTTTTACCAACCCCGGCAGAACCTTGCCGCCGCCCTTGGTGAACTTCAGGAACTCCTGCCTTGCCCCCTCAAAGTCCCCACGGTTGTGTTTCTGCCGCAGAGTAGACCGCTGAAGAGTGCCTAGCCCAACATTGAATGCAAAGCTGACCAACGCCCCCAAGCGATTTTCGTTAAGATGGTCAGGGCAGTAGCGAAGAACACCAGTGATAAAACGCTGTAGGTCTTTCGCAAGGATCGAATCAACTTCTTCTTTGCTAAATACACGGAAGTCCTCTATTTTGAGTGCGAACTTATCGCGTTGATCGACAGGCATCTTGCCCTGTTCGGGGTACAGCACATGCCCCACACCTATCGTCCACAACTTCGCTGGACACTTGTAAGGTTTATACCGCACCCCCTCGTGATGCTTAATCATTGCAATTGTGGCAAGTGGTAGTTTCATGGCAGATTACTTATCAAATAAGCACATAGCAATACAGTTGCGGCAATCCGCGCATAGACAAGGTAAATCACTTGCCAGCCTTCGAGTTACCACGAGAGCCGAACCACATAGCGATGATGGTGCCCAAAAGCGCCATCTCGTCAGCATCAAAGACGATCTCCATGATCTGAATCAACTCACCAATCGATGTCACTTTGTCGCCGTGCAGGAAAATCCACAGCATCGTCAGCAAGTTAATTAGCACAAGCTCAAGCACGAAGATGAAGGTGACGAACGGGCGGGTAGCCGCAGTCATGTCCTTGACCCACTGGGAGGACGACTCAAGCATCTTTTCTTGGTTGCTGTAGATTGCGGCGGTCTGCGCCATGTACTGCTGATGGTCTTGCTCGTCGTTCTCGCGCACTTCTTCGGTCTTGTCCGATGGCGAGTAGCCTTTTTCAGTCAGTGCAAGTTGTTGACGCATCTGCATGTGCAGGATGTCTAGCTCGTGCTTCTTATCCGCACGATCCTGCAACATATCAAATAGTCTTGGGAAAAGGGCGACAATATAGCCGCCGATGGTAGAGATTAAAGTCAGCATCACCGCTCCTTATTTACCGTACATCCGTTCAATTTGTATCTCTTTGCGTAGTTCCCGCATCTTCTTGACCTCGGATACTGCCGCCTGTGTTGCGTAGTACATGTCGTAGTACATAAACGCTAAGATAGGCATGACGATAAAGAACATCAGCACCACTGCCATCACGACAACAATCAATGACCAAGGGACGTTCTCGTAATCATGCTTCTTGTCGTTAGCCACATTAGACCCACCGCCCATACTATTACGAAGAGTACTGCCGAAACCCACATTGCCTTTGCCCTGATTTCCGCTATTCTTTTTCTGCGTCGCCATGTTGCTATCTGAGCCAGTCTCAGTTCCTCTGCGTGGGCTATTTCCTGCTCGGCGATAATCTCCTGCCGCATCTCATCAAACTTACTCCACAGCGCACCTAACTCCGGTGGGGCCTTGTACACCATCGTTTCTCTAACCTCGGCCCATATTGCATCGAGCCTTGAGTTAATCAGTATCCGGCGCAACGCCCGCTTACCCACGCTGTCATCCCCCTTGTATACCGTCTTTGCTTCCAACTGTTCTTTCAGCAATAGTTTGGCAATCTCGTCATGCGTATCCATCAAAGCGCCTAACTGAGTGCCGATGTTGGTAAATACGTCGTTCGGATCAGCCTTTGCTATCTCCTGCACCCGCTGCACTTCGGCGTTGTACTGCTGCTTCTGTATTGGCGTTGGGTCTACTATCTTGTCGTATTGCGCCTTCAAGTCCTTCAGTACGTCGCTTACATCCCCCGCCGCGCCTTTAATGTCTTTGTAAAGTTTGCATCCAGCCTTTACTGCCGCAACAGCGGCGTTAGCAGCAGCGAGTAGGGTTAGCGGGTCAATTTGTTAGTCCCAGCGCCGTTTTAATTTCTTCTGGTGTTGTAGCAGCGTTAATGCTCGTCTGAATGCTTGCGTACTTGTCTCGGATTGCCTGACGCGCAGCTTCGGCTGCTTGTGCATCTACGCCGGGAATCTGTTTCATGATGACCTCATCATGCGGTTTAAACTCCTCCGCACGAGCAGTACGACGTATATCGTGACCGATAGCTTTAGCCTTGTTGATATTTACGACGATCATACTTCCTCCCTAGCAGGAAACTCGTTACTGTCTGCACCTACACCATCCGGTTCATCAATAACCGCTTCCCATGCGTTACGGAAAGTGCGGTCGGTTGGGATGTCTGTTGAATCAATGATCTTGTACTGCTTGCCAGCAGGTACGTCTTTGGCAGCGATTTCTTCAATCGTGCGCTCTGTCAAACACTCAGGCGTAGGGATCAAGATAACCACACCACCATCGTCGTTTGTGTAAATAATTCTCTGGTTCATGATTGACTTTTAGCGGAAGATAGCTGCAAATACTCCGGGATAATCTGTAGGTACTGCTGTAAAACTTGTTGTGTTAACTTGAAATGCTAAAGTTGTAGGCACACCAATACCAGTAGATTTTCCTAATTTAATAAAAGCTCCGTCTGTTGCTGCGTTCAAGCCTAAAACAACAGAATAATTTGCATCCGGCATTGCATTGGTAAAGTTTACTGTGTATGTACCAGCACTGTTATCCGCAACACTTGACACATTTCCGCTTGCTCTAATGCTGTTCACAGCAAAGGTTATGGATGCGTTTGTTAACGCCGTTGTAGCGACTGTGGTAAATGAAAATTGTGTAGCGCTAATAAAAGTAACTGTATAAGTGCCAGCAACAACGCCTGTTAGCGCCTGAACGACATTACCTGTAATTAATTCATGCGCTGTCGTGGTTGTAACAGTAGCAGTAGTAGAGCCAGCAATTCTAGTCACCGTTGAAACACCACCAGCAAATGTTCCAGACGCTGTGCCATCAAAGTTCACCCATGCCCTACAACCGTAGGCTGTAGCGACTGAACCGTAACCAGAATTGAATTGAAAGTTAGCACTAGAATTAAATCGACCGACCTCCACGCCACCTTCAGAAAATGCAATAGTGTCCGCAGCAGGAAAGAATATGCCCGTATTACTGTCTGTGCCTTCATAGGACGGGTTAGACGCAGTACCATCTACACCAGAGATTCCCGTTGTGCCATCAATAACTACAGTCATCCCGCATCTCCTCTAAGGATAGGATTATTATTTTCATCCCATCCTATGACATCTTTTGTAGAGCCGACACCGTAATCAGCACCTACACCATCAGTCAAAATAGAAGGTTCTACCTCCCATGCACTACGAAATGTCCGATCAGATGGAATATCATCCGTTGTAACAATCTTAAATGGCTTTCCAGTAGGGACATCCTTTAAAGCAATTTGCTGAACTGTAAGTGTTTGCAATGCTTCTGGAGAAGGCACTACGATAGCCACACCACCTTCATCATTTTCGTAAATTATTCTAGGCTGCATAACTGACCTTTAACGAAAAACAGCTACAAGGTTGTATGTTACGTCGATAGTGGCTGTTGACGGGGTTCTCGTTATAAACATAAAGCTAGACGCAGTTGGCGCGTTAAGAGTGTTTGATGTATTTATGTATGGGTTGAACAAAGCAAGAATAGATTGCCCAGTAGAACCTACAGTTACATATTGCTCATCAGGCATGGCAGTTGCAAAGTTTACCGAGTACCACCCAAGTCCACCGTTATCCGTAATACTTGTTACATTAGCTGATTGTCTTATAGCTACAGTTCCCGTACCGTTAAAGTTCACCCATGCTCTTGCGCCGTAGTAAAGTGGGTTTCCAGTAGTTGTCTCTACAAGTTTTCCAGTCAGAGCGTGAGTATGAGTTGAGCCTGATGCAGAGTTTGTTGTCGTATTTGTGAGGGTACTCGGCGTACCCATGTTAACTGTAATACTTCCAGCACCATTAGTAATCGATAGCCCATTACCTTGAGTTAACGTGGCTTTAGTCAGCGTGTTTCCAGTTGTATTCCCGATTAAAAGCTGACCATCTGTATAAGTTGTTTGCCCTGTACCACCCTGAGCAACGCCCAAAGTACTAGAAAGCGTAAAAGCACCAGTAACAGTAAGCGACCCCGGTATAGTTACCGCACCACCAGATGTCGTGGTTATAAAATCTGTACCGCCTACCTGAACGGCTGCACTTCCATCAACATTCGCTTTGATCCCTGCTGTCATGATTACTCCCACATGATATTGACAACACTACCGGAATCAAAAGTATCTGTACCATTGACGGTGGTTATACGGACGCGATCAAGTGTTCCTGAAAGGGATACACTACCAGCCATAGGATATATCTGCGCTCCATTACTCGCCGCTAAAACACCATTCGCAGTCCAAGAATTGCCGGTAATATTTTGAATGCTGATAGCTCCATGTCTAACGGTAGCAGCACTAGCGGCTTGAGATGTACCAAAACCAGTAGTGTAATTCGCTACTGTAGCCCCAGCTAAATCCGCTGCTGCACCTAGATAGCCGGTTGCGGCAATACCCCCAGAAGTACCTAATTGAATAAGCACTATAGATGTCCCACTTGTGCTCACCCCTTGAAACATCACCGTAATCCGCTTTGCCCATGATGGGATACTTAGAAAGTCTGCACGAGTATTGTCGGTAAACGGCGCAGTTTGAGCAGTACCAGACACAATCGGGTACATATTCGTAGTCACACCAGCTACTTGTAGTGTCCCTGCTAACGTCGCATTTTGCGAAGCGTTCAATGTCAAAGCAGTCGTACCCGCACCCGTACCAGTCTTTAGCTCCAGTATGCCGGTATTATCAGGCGTTATTTTTAACCCGTTTGTGGCATTTCCTGCTGTAATTGTCGTTGCCATGTATAACCTTTAAACAATTACCCATCGGGAACCGTCAGCTACCGTCACAGTTATGCCGTTTGCCACAGTTACTGTACCCGCGCTCATACCGTTGTAGCCTGCCGCCACCGTAGTGTTAACCGTCACGTTCTGCGAGTTCAAGTAGATAGCCGCTGTGCCGCCCCCACCATAAACCGCCTGACCCTCGTCCTCATACGTGGACTTACTTGCCGGGTAGGTGACAAATACATCTTTACTGATTGCCGCAAAGTTAATCTGTGTCGTTGTGCCCGACGAGTTTGACAGCACCGTATCCCGCGAAAGTGTCGTACCTGATGCGGTGTACGTACCAATACCAACTTCCCAAGTATTGTTTGCGGAGTCAACAATCGTGTAATACGTCGTGTTACCGTTGCCAATAACCGCGAACGATTGAAACCCCGCAGACGCGCCAGCGAGCGTTAACGTGCCCGTTCCGCCTGTGGTCGATGTTTCTTTTACCCGATCTGCAACTACAAGTGGCATCGCTTACACCGTATTTATTCTGTTCCATGTAGTGCCGGGATCAGTGTCAATCTCATCCCAAGACGCACCGCCTGTTGTGTTGATATTCTGCCAAGTTACTAATTGGCTGTCATTTACCAACGCCCAACTTCCATCAACATTAGTATTAATATTTTGCCAAGTTACCGATTGACTGTCATCTATTAATTCCCATAGCAGCCTTGAGATAACTGCGTCCGAGAACCTGACTTGCTCTAGGATTGAAGTAACAAACGCAGCGGCAGCTGCATCTATATTAGTAACGCCTACACTCTCGCTTACCGATGCGCCAAAATCTACCCGCGCTGCTTCTGTGCTTGATACTCCTGCCGTTTCACTTATTGCTACAGATATCTCAAACGCGCCGTCTTCAACACTCGACGCATTAATTGTTTCACTTACATCGGTAAACAGAACCAGTGAAATTATGTAATCTGGGTCGTTTACCGTTACCGTCTCACTTACGGCTACAGCAAAATCTACCTGCCCCGCCTCAGTATCCGACCCTGCTACTGTTTCACTGACTGCCACAACAAAATCTGCAACACCAGCAACCGCGTCTGACAGCACCAGAGATTCGGCTACCGCAGCAACAAATACAGCAGTGGCATCTACAGCATCACTTCCCACCACACTCTCAGATACCGCCGCCGCAAAATCAAGCTGCGCGGCTTGACTGTCGGACCCTGCCGCTGTCTCGCTTATGACACCTGCAAAATCTACCTGCGCTGCCTCAGTGCTACTGCCACTTGCCGTCTCGCTTACGGCTACAACAAAATCAACTTGCGCTGCTTCCGCGCTGCTACCGCTTACTGTCTCACTTAGCGCAACAACAAAATCCGCCTGCACCGCTTCTATATCACTGAGTGATATAGTTTCACTGACTGCTGCCAGCACATCAAACTGCGCTGCTACTGCATCCGAGCACGTAACCGTTTCAGCGATCTGCCCATCAAAAACATATGTAGCTGATTCTGTATCACTTACCGTTACAGACTCCGAAACGGAGACCGAAAACGTATTACCGCCCAGTGTGGAAAAGGGCGCTTGCGAGAAGGTCGTGATACCAAACATGCGCCCTTAACCTTTTATGCTGCCGTCAGTTGATCCTCATCAAACCAGCGTGACTGAGTCACCTCATCCGAATCAGTCCAAGAGATCAGATACTGCACGTTGCCGTCTTCGTCCATACGCATGGCTTCTACCGGACCTTGTGGCACTACGCCCTTGGTCTTGACGGTATCGCCCTTCTTGAATGTCGCCATAAATCCTCCGTTATGCTGCGTCTGCGTTGAATGTGTAGGTGACGTTCACGGTATCACCCGAGGCTACGAGCTTGTCGCCGCCGGTAAAATCGCCTTCTGAAAACAAGATACCGGAAGTACCTGTAGCCACATTCGTCAAAAACGCACCAGCCACAGTGCCGCCACCACCAGTAATAGAAAACTGAGAGGGCGAAGCAGAGTTACTGATCACAGACGGGTCAGCTAGTGTCGGGGTGCCAAACGTCACCGCCTTACGGTTACCAGAATAAGCAGTAAACTCAGTCCACGCTTTGGATGCCAGCGTATCTGTTGCAGCGTATGTCGTACCAGAACCGGGACCTGTTACCAGACCAAGATACCAAGCGGCGCTGTAAGTCACACCCTTAAAGTACTTGTTGTTCAAGTCTTGCAGACCCTCGTTGACGACGAGATTGTGGAACACATCTTCCCACTTCAGGTTGCCATCAGCGTCAAAGCACTGCACATTAAACACACCGCCCAGTCCGACATGCGCGTCGCTTTGCGCGGCTTTGCCTACGCCAGCCTGAACAGTTTCACCCATTTGCGATTTTGCGATAGGCATAATGACCTCTCAAGGAAAACGAATTAGAGCCGTCGTTGCCGTGTTTGCTGGCATCGTGACGGTGTTGTTGGTTGAAGTAAAAGTTTTATCTGAGCCGAAGTCCAAAACTGCGACCGACTTATTGCTGCGGGTGACGTTATAAATCAACGCGCCACGCGCCGTAAAATCAGCGCCGGGCCACGACACATCAGCAAAATTAACGTAGACAGTACCGGTTTGTGTGTCCGTTGAAATGGTCGCGCCTGTAACTAACTCACCACCTGCCGTGTAACCCGTGCCTGTGATTTCATTCGTGGTGCCGGTATACGTTGTCGTAGCAGGACCAATATCTGCTAATGCGGTATACAACGCCATTCTGAGCGTATCCGTGGCAAGGTTCTGCCCTGCTTGGAGCATCTCCTGCTTGAAGCTATTCGTCAGTCCTTGTTGAATCACGGATTCACCTTAATCTTCGCCTGACCATCACGATAAGCATCACCACGCTCAAGACCTGTACCCAGACGATTGAGTTGTGACATAGCTTCTTTGTATTTTCCATCATACAAAGCAATCAAATCTTGTTCACCTTTCATGAAGGTATAACCTTCAACTAACGTGCCATATAGCAGTACAGGCGAGTAGTTGTCGCCAAGCCATGTGCGGCCATTAGCATTGCCCACCGTTGTAACAGGAACAGCAAATCCTATACCAGCACCGAGACTTACAGACAGCGTATCCCCTACGGTGTATAACGCCCCGCCGTTGGTCAATGAGATAGAAGTTACTGCGCCACCAGAGATCACGATATTTGCAACTGCCCCGCTTCCTGTCCCGCCCGTAAGTGATACGTTGTAGTACGTACCATTAACGTAGCCAGAGCCTCCAGATGTAATAGCACCTAGCAAAGTAACGGGCGCTTGTACGATTGACTCTGGGTAGTAGTAATAGTGCAGCTCAACGTCGTAGTTGGCATCAGGCGTAGGCCCAAGGATAAAGCTCAACTCGTCACTGATCACGTTCGATGTAACGGTTGGCCCGAACAAGGCGTAGTATTTAGGAATGCCTGTGGTGCTTGGGTTTGGGTATGCCGCACGAATAAAGTTCACATCTTTGTTCAGTAGATACTCGTAGTTACCACTTGCGTCTTCTACTGCCAACGAAAACACCGACAAGAAGTCTGATGGACACGACAAATACTGATTACCATTAGTGGTAACGCCTGTGACGTTTTTACGCAACGCGGGAATTTGCACCGAGTTATAGATGCGCTCTTCCGCCTGCGTAATAAACAGGTTGATCTGATTAGTGCCGCTAGATGTAGAAGTACCCGTCCCTGCTACGTTCGTCCACGTATTTGTGGGGAAGTCGTTTTGCAGGTAGTTCTTAACGGCAATAAACAGTTCGTTGTAAGTCATGCCATCGGGCCCCTAGCCATAACGCCTTTAGTAGCTGCGCCAGTACCACGAATTTTGATACCAGTGGTCTTTGGCTCTTTGTAGTTGCCTTTAGTAACTACGCCAGCACCAATATTCATTTCGTTGGTGTATTGCGTACCAGTCTGGTTTTTTACTTCAGCTTTGTATGGTGAAGGCTTGATCTTTTCCATTATCGACCTCTTCCAGTAGACTTCTGATTCATTGCGCGGGCTACGTTGCGACCGTATTTGCGCATAGCTTCGCCAGTCACGCCGCCTTTAGCCATGCCTTTGTGCATCCGCTTCTCATGTGCCTTGACTTCCGCCTTGGCTACTTTCTTCATGCTGTCCATAGTTGCTCCTACGAGATTGTCACGGTGCCTACGACACCTGCTGACGTTAAATTATTCGGCGTTAGCCCCACGTCGTTACCACTTGCTCCACCTACCGGAGCCCAGCCCCACTGAAACACTCGGCTACCACCTTCTGGGAAACCAAACGCCAGCAACCCTGTGCCCGGCATCTGTGTAACCTGCAACCCATTGTAGCCAGACTGCCTATAACTTATATCCGGTCTTGGCTCTCGTACAGCCTGTGGGTCATTCACCGGATATAGACCTAAACTTAACTGCGGTTGATCCGGTTCCCAACAATTCTGGCAAACTTTGATCGACACCTGCTTGGTCTTAATCGTCAGCTTGCGTAGTTCTTTCAGCTTGTACCGGAATCCGCAACGGTCACATTCCGCAATACTGTGTTTGCCGCTTGAATACTTACTCGGCATACATCACCTGTAGAACAGCGTACGCGGCACGAACCGATCCGGTGCCTTCTCACGATCCTCCGCAGAAGCAAAGTCCCAAGCCTCGTCATACTGCGCCTTCAACATGGCGATGCGATCCGGGGTTACCTCCGGCAATTTAACTGCCAACATGTACGCCAACCCCGCCACCATGCAGTTCTGGAAACGAAATGGGATGTCTTCTACGTTTGTACCCGTGCCAGCGTCATAAATGCGCTTCAACCGCCAGTACACAAAATAGTAAAAGGGCGACGCTAAGCTGCCCTGATCCGGCGAAGGCCAGACATTAATCTGTGGATACTTTGGTGTCGCACCTTCAGACCCGACCTTTTGCCCCGACTGCCGGTTCACCCAAACCTGTATGGGCCTACCTTGCGCCAACTTGTTCGGGATAGTCGAGTACGTCGAAACCGAGATACGGCTGATGTTTATATCCGTCTGATTACCAATCTGTCCGGGATTAGTACGAATAACATGCTCAAGAAGATCAACGGTATCAAGAGGTAGATCATAGACGTATTGCCCTTGCACTAGAGGAATCTGCCCCTGCTCAATCGTCCACAGGTTGATGCCCCGGTTAGCCCACTCGGTAATCAGGAAATTAAGACTACGCCTCGCCGTCCGGAAGTCATAACCGGTACGCAACTCGCGCCCACAACGCTCAAACGCCTCTTCAAAGAGTTCGTTTACGTCCGGGTTGAAGCTAGTTGTGGAGGTGGTAAAAGCCATTATCTAAACCTCGCGGTCTTCTGGGCTATGCGTTTTGGTTGTGCAACGAACTGCTTGCCAGCTTTCTTTCCTGCCCGTTTCGCCTTCGTCGTTGCTGCGTACTCGGCTGGACTGAGAGACTTGATAGCGCCTTCTGGCAGGTACCTTTCGCCAGTCTTCGACGACGGCTTGCCACTCTTTGTGCGCCATTTCTGCTCCGTCCACGACTTCAAGCTTTGCTGCGGGGCTTTCATATTAGCCTAGTATTTTTCCGGTTTGCATCACTTTTTTCAACGCCAGAGCTTTTGCCTGCATGTAACAATTTTAAGTCTTGCAGGTGATCTGACCCCACAAAATAAACACCCTTGGGTTGCGAGAGCAGCCACATGTCTCGGTATTTATTCGCCTTATCTGCCATCTTCCTTGCTGGCGTACTGCCCGATTCCCACATGTCCTTTTCGCCACTACTTATAAACGCCGCCACATTTTCTTTGGTCGCCTCAGCTTTGCTGTTTTTTAGATACGCACCGCCCATCGCCTTTAGAAACTCAGTCAGCGTATCGGCACCAAACCTGCGCTTCTTAAAGTAACCGTACTGCCCTTGCGTCTTAAGCAACCTGTCAAAAATAGTGCCCGTACCCACCAGTATTTCTTTCTGTTGGTTAACTGCTGTATTTGTAAAAATAACAAACAAAAATTCTTTTGGGTAGCCCTTTACATCTTTTGCCAGCGCGTCGTCCCAAGAACCTTGGTACTTAATCCCCGGTATCCGATCATCGCCGTTACCCTCGTACCAAGCTCCGTACTTACCGATAGCCGCTTTGACTTCTGACGGTACTGCTACGCTTTTGCCGTGCACCTGCCCCACAAAGATCAGGTCAGGACGGACTTGCAGCACACTCATCTTATCCTGCCCCGTGTTTTACCACGTTGCGCTACGCCATCTGCACGGGCCGAGGCTGACTTTACTGAACCGCCTTTTTTGAATGGAACATAATCGCCTGTTTCAGGATCATACCTTTCAATATCTTTGCGTTTCACTGCTTTATTGGGCGGCACTTTGTCTGCCCGTACTCTCAAGTGCTGTTTGTTTGGGGTATCAGTCAAAGTAAACCACTTGCGATTCTTGCCGCTTGCCACTTCTTTGGCACTTGGCAGCATGTAGCCTGTGCGCCGAATATCCTCAAGTTCCGCTGGGCTGAAAACATTACGAACCGCGTATGTACCTTTGCCTGAGCCTTTTAATATATCTTTAACAAGGGTGTTCTGCACATTTGGGCGTAGCGCCATTTCTGCGGCACTCAACGCTCTTTTGCCTAGCCCTAAGCCAATTAAATCTTCTGGTCCTACTGGTGACGCTTCTAATGCTTGTTCACGCTCCAACTGACGACGGTACGCTGGGTCACGCATATCCCGTGATGGCATATCCATCACCGACCCGCCATCGTCAAACTTTTTGCGCTTCTTCATCTCACTTCATCTTCTTCAGGGTCTGAGCCAGTCTTGCTCTCTGGCCTAGCTTGCCCGGTGCTTTAGCCGCTTTCGCCAGCTTGCCTGCCGGGATGGGTTTATCACCCTTAACACCCAACGACTCACGCAACGCGCCGGGTTTTTTGATCGCCTTCTGAATCCATTTCTCAGCCATCTCAGACTATCCTTCCACGGGTTTTACCCCGCTGTGCACAACCATCCGCACGGGCTGATGCTGACGACACTTTGCCGCCCTTCTTCATACCATCAAGCTCAGACAGCGCCTTGTTCATGCGCTCTCTTGGGGGCGGGCGTGGCTCAGCTCTATCTTTCTTGAACTTGCCATCGAGGTCTTTCAAGCCCGCCTGACTTTCCATCTTGTCAAACTCTTCTGGGCTAACGTCCTTGACTTCGCCTCTGGCACGTTGCGCGTCTATTTCTTTGACCAGTTTTCGCAGATCACCCACGGTAACCTCCACCCTTTTCCTTGTATCGCTTTGCGAGTAGCTGTGCTTTTCTCGCGCTCCATTGCCCTGCCGCCGTGCCCTGCACCGCTTGACCTTTGATGCTCTCAAATAGCGACTTGCGCATACCCGGCTTCGTATAGTTGCCAGCTTCGTTCACGCGAGACTTCGTCTTGCCGCCTTCTTTGTACTGCGTAAAGTCGGTGTCATCCCGTCGGGCCTTCTTCTTGGCTTTGGGCATTTTGCTTGGGTTGATGTCACCCATCCCGCGTGAGGCCATCATACGATCTTACCTCTCGTCTTACCACGCATAGCGCAGCCATCGGCACGAGAAGAAGCGGTGCCACCTTTTTTCATGCCTTTGGACTTCTCGTACGCTTCGTACTCTTTTTTAAGTTGCTGATCCTTCTTAATATTTTCAGCGTCAAGAGCGATACCAGACTTTGTATCCTCGTCTTTTTTTGTAGACGCTTTACCGCGCGGCTTGCCTAACATATATGCAGGCACGCCGACTGCCGTCCCCACCAATGCCGCGCTACCCGCATTCTCTAAAGCCTTGTTAAGCGTAGAGCGGTCAGAGCTATCCTTAAAATACTCATCCATCGGCTGCATACCGCGAACGGGGTCTTTCTTAGCCATTACGGCCTCCTATCAGCAGTACTTCTTGGTCGAGCCGCCGCTCTTCATACCCTTGCCGCCAGCCATCGTGACCATCTTGCCTTTGGTTTTGCCTTTGACAGCAACGCCATCTTTGCTAGGAGCAGCGGTTTTCACAGCGCCCATCTTCGATGCAGCCATACCGCCCATCGCCATCTTCTTGACCTTGCCACCTTTTTTCATGCCGCTAACTGCCTTGCGTTTGGACATGTCAGATTCCGACGAACGCTTTTCTGATTCAGATTCGAGTTTCAATGGCATACCGCCTCCTGATTTAGTGAATTCGCGTCCTACGCTCATCGGTACGCCAACTTTTTTTGCGAAAGAAGGGCTGTGAGCGACAGCCCTCATAAACTTTTCCTGCTTTTCACTCTTGGCTGGCATCGGATTTTTTCCGGTTGGTCAAACCACGTACCGTATCGGACTCCCAGATACGGATGCTGAACCACACAATAGTGACAATAGAAAGCACGTTTGGTAACCATCCAAGAATAACGCCCAACCCTGCAAGGATGGAAACGTTGTCCATCAGGTCTGGTTCGATGTGGTCTTTTAACATTTCCAAGCCCTCAAACTTTTATTGATACGGCTATTCGGATCGTTCGCGGTTTTGGCGCTTGTCAGCTTTTTCTTCATTCCTGACATACGTGCGCAGAATGATTTCTTCCTTGCGCCGCCTTCCGGCTGGGGAGGTTTCAAGTTCATGCCTTGCGCTTTCGCGGAGGCTCTCCCTTTGGCGTTCAAGCCGCCTTTGGGATTCTTTCCCTCTTTCCTCGTCCATGCTGGTGATTTAGCCATAGAACACCGTCGCAGTTACCGATGAGCCACACCCCACAAAGATACCGTTGGGGCAGTAAATACCTTCACCGGGGATCAAAATAGGCAGACCAACGGTGTTGAAGGTGTCGATTTCTAAAGCAATGCTGCTGTATGCCGTGACGTTACCGCTTGTGGTCGTGGTTGGCGCATCCGCACAGGTAAACGTATCGTCACCCGTCTTCGTAATCGTATACACGCCATCCCGCGCTGTACCCGACGTAAAGTCCAAGAACACGCGCTGCCCAGTAACAAAGCCGTGGTTCACTATCGTGACTGTGATTGTGGCACTTGGACTTGTCCGCGAATACGTACCAGACGATTGAACAGTTGGGTCGCAGACAGCAACATTCCTTGCAGACACCGTTGCGCTTGTCACCGTAATAGATTTCAAACGCGTAGGAATCTGAGTTACCAACAGTCCGGTGTTTGCGGCACGGGCGGATTTAACGTCAGTCTGCATCATGGCCTATTCCTATCCGTAAAAAATAGTCATAGTGACGTTAGTGGACGGTAGCAAACAGAACAAACCACCTGTTGCAAGAATGCCCTCGCCCGGAATCAGCGTGTAAAAAGACGTACCCGAAGAGCAGTCCAGTTCAACGAGGACTTTGGGGTACATCGTTACGTTGCCGCTGGTGGTCAGACTCGCCGTGGTTACAGTAAACGTATTAGTTGTTACATTCGCTACAACATAGCTGTCGTCTACCGCTGTACCACTAGTAAAGTTAAGTCCAACTATGTCGCCGTTCGACAGCCCATGATTAGCAATAGTCACGGTGCAGGTCGTTGAACCCGGAATATCATACGTTCCCGTCAACGCCCCCGCAGTATCCACCACACACGAGTTGAAAGTTGTAGACGTAACGGGGGATATAACCACGCCTTTTAAACGTGTGCGATCAGCATACGCCAGCGATGAAGCTGTTGCATGGAACGACTTTACGTCGTATTGCATAGCCATATCGAACCCCTAATTAGACGTTCTGCTGACCAACCAGCGGATCGGCGACGAAGTAAGTGATGTAGCCGCCAACAGTGCCCGCACCCGAAGTATCAATACGCGAAGTCACGTAAGCCATCTCGGTCGATGCAGTCAAGGTCAAGCCGCTAGTCACCACGCCAGCCGAAGCAACGGAGAGGTTGTTAGCGATAGCTGCTGGGGTAGAAGTGCCCGAGGTGAAACCGGTCGTGCCCAGATCGATGGAGCCAGTACCTGCGTCGTTAATAGCGACAGACAAGACAACTGCGCCAGCGGGCAGGATCAGGTTAGGAGCGCCAGCAGCCGAAGAGACTTTGACGTTGGCGACAGAAGCAGTAGACGCATCAGCGATGTAGAACTCAGCGGCCATTACGCCGGAGCCACAGTATGCGGTGCGAGTTGTGTCGCCGCCACCCGAACGCCAGATACTTTGGGTAGTAGAAAGTGCCATTTGAATTTTCCCTCATGCGGTTAGGTGCGACGATCTGCATGAAGTCAGGCCGGGGGCCTGTTCGATCGCACCGGATAATCCCCGGAATACCTACTTTATATACTACAAAAAGGGGGGCGTAAAGCCCCCCTCTTCTTACGCGCCTTGCGAACCGTACATGCCCAGCGGGTCAGACCAGCCGAACGAGTAACGCTCACGAGCCTTGTAACGCACGTTGCCAGTGTCAAAGTCACCATCCATTGACTGAGACAGCGGGGTACGAACAAAGTGCTTCATGCCGTTAGGAACGTCAGTGGTCAGGAACCATGCGTTGTTGTCGGTCAAGAAGTGGTTGATCGTAAAGCCTTCTGGGATCGAACCGTTGTTCTTCAGAGCGTTGATGTCGTTGTCATTGGTGCCGACGCGGAGTTCGGTTTCCAACAGACGAGTAGCAACGAACTGGAGAGCTGGTGGGACGATCAGCTTACGTGGTTTAGCTGCGATCAGCAGGCCGCGTTCGTCAGTCCACGCAGCGATTTGAATCACAGCGTTTTCCAACGAGGTTTCGTTCAAGTCAGCAGGTGTCGAAGGGATATTCGAGTTAGTGCCGCCAGAAACGAGTGGGTGGCTAGCTGAGAACAACGGCACGTTGTCGCCGCCGTAGTACTGCTGCGAGTTGGTGAAGCCGTTGTTCAGCACCGAAGCAGCTTTAACTTGCTTGGTGTAAGCCATAGCACGAGCCAGAGCCTTGGTATAACGAGCCGACAGGCTGTCATACAGGTTATCTTCGATGGCCTCTTCGGTCAGCGAGAAACCCAGAGCAATGGTTTCGTGGTTGTATCGAGCAGTCCAAGCTTCCTGACCGTTGTCGTACGCGATTGCAGAACCTTCGTTCTTAACCGGTGCGGCGCTGAAGCCAGACAGTTTGGTTTCTTCTTCGAAGGAACGCTCGGAAGTCTCGGTTTCGTAGATTTCCTTGTGCTCTTCGCCGTAACGAGCATACTCCAGACCGAACAAGGCGTTCAGGCCGGGGAGCAGCTCTTTCAGTAGTTGTGCGCGTGAAATAGCCATGATTTAACTCCCTTATACGCTGTCAGGTCCAACCGGGTTCAGATACGAATGACCGCCAGCCATAGTTACCGACGCGGTTTCAGCCGTGAAGTCGATAGTGATGGTTGGGTACGGAGCATTCCACTTAACAATAACTTCGCTGTAGTTACCGCTGGAGTTGGTAGTCTCTTCTACAAGACCAACAACACGGAACGGCAAAGTTTGCGCAGTGTTGCTGCCCGAATCATAAGCACCGATATTCGAGTTACCCGAAATGGTGGTGTTCGAGGCTGGCTGCGAAATAGCCAAGTTATTGCCCAAGATCGTGCCCGCAATCGGGGTGATGGTGGTCGAAGTTGCACCGCCAGTCACAGCGACCTTGAACAGTTGGTCAGGGTCATCAGCCACATAAGCCACGATGTCCGAAGCAACAACACTACCCGGATACGAGTTAGCGAACAGCTTCTGACCAGTCGAGGGGTTGGTGTAGCTAACACCGAGGAACACACCGGTCACGCCGTTGGCGTTAACGGTAGTCGTACCGGTTTCTTTAACAATAGTGCCACCATCTAAACGGACAATATCGCCGTTATTGATGACGGTACCGTAGTTGCTTGCAATCGGGAGTTCACGAGTCTGGCCCGCGAACACCTGACCGCCGATCAAATTGATCGGCTTTAGCCCGTAGGGGGCATTTACAGTCGGGTATGCCATGTTGGACTCCAAAAGTTGAGATTAATTTCCTTTCCCGAACGAACTTGAAGATTTCCGCTCATTAAACAGCGGCATCCTTGGATCGTTCTGGCGCATCAGGCTGTTATCTACAGACTCCATCTGTCCTTCGGACTGTTTCTGGTAGTAGCCATTACGCTGAGCTACCAACTCTTCCGGAGTCTTGCAAAGTAACAACCCACCGACCTCGACGTTGTCCTTAAAGCGACTATTCGGGTCGATTAGCAGTTGAAATTTTGGTTGCTCCTCGATCTTGACTGGCTCCCAGCCCTCCCGCAGTTTGGCGGATAGGTTACGTGGGTCAGCGTTGTTCAAAGTCGAGACGCGAATCCATCTGTACGCGAAACCGGGCTGCTTATCTGGTTCAGGGAGAAGCTCAGGTGGGGCCCACTGCTTTGGGCGTTCCTGCACGGTACGAGTTTCAAGTTCACGAGTGAGTCTGTTTTCAGCCATTTTTGGCCTCCATTTTCATTAGTTCACGGGCATACTGCTCTGGGCTTAACCCCAGACGTTTTGCAAGGTTCAACTGCGATTGCTTAAGCACTATCTTTTTGGAGGATGTGCTACGGGTCGCAGGTGCCACGACCGTGGACGGCTTTTCTGTGCGCGGCGCAGCCCTTTCAGGTTGCGGCGAAGAATCACTTTGGAAGTAGTCCGAGAAGCGTTGGCGCATTGTGGCGTCAATCTTCTGCCAATACTCGTCGGTGGACGTGTACTGATTTCCGTACTGTTTGACCAGCTTTTGGTGTAGCCCAAGTGCAAGACTGGTCATCTCCTCGTCTTGACCGAACCAAGTATTGCGCTCTTGCCACGCAACTGCCCTTGGGTCAGGACGAGCCACTGGGACTTCTGGGTTGGTTTGTACCTCATCTTGCTCATATTGTAAAGAGGGTACGTAGTCTTTTGCTTTTTGTAACTTAAACTGAGCAGCATTGAGGCGCTCTTGCGCATCAATTACTTTATCGGTGTCACCTGCATCATAGGCTTCCCGATAGGCGCGTTTAGCTGCATCCAACTCCAGTTCAACCGCCGACTGATAGGTTTGAATGTAGTGTTTTTCCCCTTCAGAAAGCTTTCCTTTGAGAGCTTTATTTTCTTCAAGGATACGCTTCGCAAGGTCTTCCGCAGCCTGACGCTCCCGATGAGCTTGTTCCTTATCCCGGCGTTCGTCGTGAAACACCTTCTTCATCTGCTTCAGGCGGATTTTTACCTTCTCGGAGTAGTCCTCCAATTCATCCTGCTCAAGCTCTTCGACGATGTGCTTGGGTAACGGCTCCCGACCACGATCCTCTTCCGGGGTATCGTCTTCTATCTCAAAATCGATGTCATTTTGCTTAGCCTCAACCGCGCCACCGGCTTTGGCTTCTTTTTCATCGGGAAACTCAAATTCAACTTTTTCCATGCTTTCTCCTTATGCGCGGCGGATGCCACGGGGGTCTTCTACAACTGCTTCCACCGTATCGTCATTGATCATGCGGAACTCTTTACCGTGAATCTTTAAGCGGGTACCGCTATTCGGGCGGGCCAGAATAAAGTCACCCTTCTTGCACCACGGGCCACTTGGGAACCGCTCCTTATCGCTGTAGCAGTCGGGGCCAAGATCAACGACAAAAAACACCGTTGCAAGCACTTCTTCAAATCGCCTAGTCTCATCCGATTTGATAATGCCGCTTTCAAATGACTCTTCAATGTCCGGCAATGCGACGAGGATGTGATACCCCGACGGTTTAGGGAGTTGCTTTGCTTTTTCTTCCGCTTCTTGCGGAACCTCGCCATGTTCAGTGGCGATAATGATTTCACTCATCTTGGTTATGCTCCATCTGGTCTGCAAGGTCTAAGATAAAACCTTCTGCGATGGATAGACCCCGAATCTCCCCGCAGATTGCGCGATACTCTGCGAAATCTTTCATTGTGCCTTCGCTTACTGCGTGAGCAAGCTGAGCTTGTTTCTCATTGATACGTTCTTTGATGATTGCCAGTGTTTTGTCCACTGATTACTCCTTTGTATTTGGTGAACGCCGCGATATTTCTGCACGTGCTCTAGCTATATCTGCGCCAATACGGACTCCAGATTCCTCCATTCGGGCTTCAAGTTCAGCTTTATCTTTAGCTGTCTTAGCACCAATCTGCATACCAGCAATTTCTTTCTGCGCTTCGATACGATCTTTCTCAAGATCCAACTTATCCGCTTGAGCAGTTGCATCGATCTGAAGTTTCTGAGCTTTAAGCTGCAATTCCTGCTGTTTGATCTGCAACTCTTGTTGTTGCATCTGAACAATCGGGTCTTGTGCAGCTTGTTGTGCTTGCTGCTGTGCGGCTTCCGCTTGATTCTTTTGCGCCAATTTATCTGCTGCCATCGCCATCATGCGGCTGATTTGAACCTCCATCTCTTCTGGAATAGTCTCGCCATCCTCATAATCAGGAATATCAACCGGAATACCCAACTGCTCTTCGATCTGTTTGCGATATTCAAACGCGACGTGCTCATTAATGTGAGCCATAGCCGCTGCCATAATTGCGGGAGCTTGTGGGTTTTGCCCAATAAGTTGCGCAATTTTTGGGTCTCTCATAGCAGAGATGTGCACTTGGAGATGCGCTTCATGGTCTTGATACATAAATGCCTTAACCGGCTTCATGTTCAGGATTGCCATGTTCTCTGACACAGGGTCTTTTGGCTTCTGATCTTCTGAAGCAGGTACAAGCTTATGGACGTTCTTAATACCTAGAACTTCCAACATCTGCTTGTTTAACTCGACCATGTCATAGATTTGCGGATTAGCTTGCGCCATCTGCATGACTGCTTGGTACTGAACCACCTTCTGCGACATCGTCGCCGCATTCGGATCAGATACCGGAATCACATCGACGTTTGCATAGTCTTGTTGACGTGCGCGACGTGGGCCTTCTTCTGGTTCGTAGCTGTACTCTGTTGGGGCATACGCCGCGATGATGTTCTTTAAGAGCTTGAACTCTTGCTTCATCGCAAAGTGAATACGCGCCTGAACTGCCGACATCACTTTTAGTTGACGCTCCAGCAGTGCGAGTGTCGTTCCAACAGGAGCCTGCGCCGACATATCAGAGACCTGCAAATCAGCAGCGGAAGCAAAGCGCCGACCTTCGTCAACGATCTGATCCATCAACTGCTTCAGGACAAGTGATGGCTCTTTATATGGCAGCGGCAAGATGTTGTCGCGTATGGTGCCGGAGGCCACGTCCACGTCGCGCCATTCTCCCGGAGAGATCGGAGTATCGTCTCCCTTGGTACGCATTCCTTTGGTCTTTAGACCGCCCGGCAGGTTTGACAGCGTACCCGCGTCAACAAGTTGACGAAGGATGGAAGTGCCCGACTTGGCGTACGCGCCAATCAAGTGGATCAGGCCAAAGTAGTAGAAGCCAAACCCCGGTATGTAGCCGTAATGAACAAAGTGGGTTCGCTTCTGATGGGTGTCATCGTCTGGTTCCCAGTTGCGACGGATTGCCAGAATAGTGCCGCTACCCTTCTCCATCGTGACGATGTAAGGCAACGCTACGCCGTCCTCGCTCTCAAACCCTTCCAAGTCCAGATCAACTTGCATCTCAAGGAGCTTGTAGCGGTCATCGGTGGTAGCACGGAAGCCCATTTTTTCCGCGATCTTCTTCTCGACATCATCCAATGTGTTCATCGGAGGGCCAAGGTCAACATCACGGTAGAAGCCTGCGACTTGCAGTTTCTTTAGCTCGTTCTCGGTCTTGCGCATCACGTGGGTTACACGCGGCGCATTTTGCAAAGTCTCCGAGCCGTAAGGCACAACCACATCTTCCGCAGGCACAAAGATAGAGACCTGACGCTCTAGCGATGGGTCGTAGTACACCTTCTTGAACGCATTACCCGACAGGCCCAAGCCCCACAGCATGCGCTCATGCTCACTGCGGTACTCGGTCATCACCTCAGTAAGCTGATAGTTCATGTCGTTCTGGACACGCTCCGCAGCTTCCTTCTTCTGAGTGGTCTCCTTTCCAATGATCTGCGTCTTAACCGGGCCACTCGCCGGGAACGTCGCCATAATCGTCTCGGATTGGAACTTAACCAAAGCCTCAGATAGAAGGGGATGGTAAACCCCGCAAGCGCCTTCCCACGGTTCACTGCGCTCCTCCAGTCTCATGCCCAGTAGCTCAAGGCCATCGACGTAAGTCTGCATCCAGTCTTTGCGACTGCCCACGTCATCCTCAAAGTCACCCGTCAGTTCACCTGCTAGAGTCTCCAGCGCGTCTTCACTGATCTTCTCAGCGAGGTTAGCGTTGAACTCATCGTCCTCGTCGTTACCCGGCTCAATCTCAATCTCCAGCCCCGGCATACCTATCGTTACCGACTCTGGGTCTTCAATCTCAATCTCCAGTGCAGGCTCATCGGCCCCCATACCCATTGCGTCCAGCCCTAGCGGCGCACGGTTTAATGCTTTATCAATAGCCATAATCTATCCTTAGTAATAAGCTTTCTTGCGTCTAAACTCCGGCACTTCTTCCGGCTCGTCTAGTACCGAGCGAATGTACCCGCCTCTGCGGAAGCGCATCAATGCGAGAGATACCGAGTCAACATAGTCATCATGTTCCCCGCCGGGGAAGGATGCTACCTCGTCCACCACTTCTTCCGCCCAATGTGTGTTGGGTACCCAGACGCGACTACTTGCAAAAATGTCTGATACCGCATTTAACCGGCTGATCTTGTCATTGCCTTTGCCCGGCGTGAACTCCGCCACCGGTATACCCATTGATCTCATCTCGTAGATAAGCGGTGCCCCGGATGCTTTCTTCTCGATGATGATTGAGTCCGGCTCCCACTCCTTGAACTCTTCAATCGCCTTCTTCTTTAGCTCCGGAAACTCCATGCGTCTGCGGAAGGCGTTTAGGAGGATGATGTTGGCCTGCATTACCCCGCTGTCGTCCTCCTGATAGAAGACTCCCCACGTGGTGCATGCCGAATAGTCAGCACGGTTATGTTTTTCGAACGCCGTATCCCAGCTTTGCAGCACAAATTCACACTGCGGCGGGTGATCTTGCTCCCATTCCTGCCACCATTCACGCTTGATGATCGCAGCAGACTCGGAAGTGGGGTTCTGCATGTACTGCGCCATCCATTTCTGGTTGGGCAGTTCATTTTTCAGGGCTTGGAGTTCTTTAATTGACCAAAACTCAGGCCAAAGTGGGTTGCCAGAGGGCAGAATCGCCGGAAATTCGATGACTTCCCACTCATCGCCGTCGCGTTGCGCAGCGGCTTTCAATACTTGACCCGTCAAGTCCTTCTTTGACCAGCGTGTCATCACTATGATGATCGATCCACCCGGCTGGAGACGCTGACGCGGCCCCGATGTGTACCATTCGTAGGTCTTATCGTAGATTTCCGGGTTCACCTCGGCTAATGCAGCCTCTTGTTCGCTGTGCGGGTCATCAATAATCAGAATATCCGCACCCTTACCGGTCACAGCACCGCCCACACCGATAGCGAAGTAGTCACCGCCCTTGGATGTGTTCCATCGACCCGCCGCTTTGGAGTCAGATTGCAGTGAAGTCTCGGTAAAAACGTCTTTGTATACGTCGCTGTCCACCAAGTTACGGACTTTTCGACCAAAACCGACAGCAAGCTCTGCTGTATGAGACGTTTGAATTACCTTTTTGTGAGGAAAATTGCCCAGAAACCACGCTGGCAGCAGGTATGAGGCGAATTCTGACTTCGTGTGCCGTGGTGGCATGTTGATGATGAGTCGTTTGCACTCTCCCCGAGCCACCCTTTCAAACGCTCTAGCCATCTTCGCATGGTGTGCCCCATCAATAAAGGAAGGCCAGACCTTATGGACGAACGCCATGAAGTCTAGTTTAGCCGCATCTGCCGCTTTCCTCGCCCCCAACTCCTCCAACAACTCCGCTGCCTTGATCTGGACTTCTTGCGGGAGGGTGTTAAGCAGGGCGGGGTTAGTCTGAAGCGTCTGTAGCAGGTTCGGTTGTGCTGGGTTCTGGGTCATCCAGTGCCGCCAATTCCGCGTCTAGGTCGATCAAAGGTTTAGGCCGGGCGGTGTTTTCTATCACCTCGGCATTCCCCATGTATTTCTCCAAGAGCGTCACTAACTCGCCTTCAAGGTCGGCAGTAGACTTTTGTTTTATGGTGATCTCCATCTGTTCGCTGAACAGGTTCACACCTCTGCGTTTACCCAGCAGTTCTAGGGCTTTCAATCTGACTTTGGGGTCTTCGTCTTCCGTCTCTTCAAGGAGCCGGTTTGTGACGTAATTGGCAATGCGGCGGTTGGCACCGAGGAACTCGTGATCGTAATGTGTCAGGAGTGACTCTAATTTGAGGATAGCGCCGGGAGGAGTCTTGGCGACATTGAATGCTTTCTGCTCGGTGAATAGGTGGTGTGCATCCACGCTGTCTTCATCCGTTACTTCGACCTCCGCACCCTCGTTCATAAGTTCTTGGAGTGTCGCGCATGCGGCGGCTGCTCGTTCACGAAACTGCTCCACCTCCTCCGGCGTTACGTCCAGTGGTAGTGGTATGCCAACTTCAGGTGTGATGACGAGGGGCATAGGCAAATTGTCATGTTCTGCTTTCGCAGATTTTTTACATACCCCCCGCCACATGGTACCTAAATAAAAAGGCAAGGGGGGTGTTTCTAATTTGCGCAGTATATCCCTGCTTGGGTTTTTTGCAAGGGGGTGGGGGTACTACTAATTCTACCCTTGACGGCTTGTTAATAAATTAACAATAGCAGCACCCCCTATGCATAGTGTAGCGGGTTTAAGTTAACAGTGTAGCGGGTTTAAGTTAACAGTGTAGCGGGTTTAAGTTATATGTTGTCATTTTAGTATGTAGTTGTGGAGAAGTGGTGACGGGATGTGTAAAACACAACGCAAGGGGCGGGGCGGAGTCCCATCCTGCGTAGCGGGGGGTAGGGGTACGGTGGGGTCACGGGATGCCGAAACTTACTGTCTGACAGTAACTTCCAGGAAAGCTTGACAGTAGGAAAGCTTTATGGTCTAATGTCGTTACTGCATCAACGGATGCAGCGTGTAGTAACTTTTTAATAAGGTGATCATTATGACAACCAAGACCAAAACCAAAATCGTTAACGCTATCGACCAAGCTGTTAAGACATTGTCACAATCGAAACGCGATACCGCGAAACCTTCCGCAGTTACATATATTGCAACAAAAGCGCATATTGAGTTAGCGCGTGAAGCCGGTGGATTGTCGAAAGTAATTCAGGACAATCAAGAGTATTTCAACAAAATCGCGGGCATGCTGCGTGATGCCAAAGTAGTAATAGGTGATGCGCGTAAATGTCCACTTGCAAAAGCTTTTCTTGCCGCGCGTTTCACTGGCAAGGTAGCTGCATCAACTAAAGCTAACGCGCTGTTAGCGTTTCGCAAAGCGGTTTCAAGCGGCAAAGAATATAGCGAAAATGCTTATCGCAAGGCCGATGCCAAAAAAGAAACAGCAAAAAAGGGTGCGCAAACCGCACCAAAAGCTGATACCAAAAAAGCAACGCATGTCGAGGCAAGCGAAACCGCTACCACGTACCAGTGCACGATAGCGCGTAAGGGTAGCGCCAAAAAGGCCGCGCAAACCCTGCGCGATTTGATTAATAAAATGAAATCGACGGAAGAATATAGCGGCCTATGCTTGGCGCTCATCGACGCGCTCGACGAATTCGACGGCGAATAATTAACCCGGCCCGCGAAAGCGGGCTTTTTTTGCGCCTGCGTTTTCGTGACTGCGCGAAGCGCAGTGAGAACTGGTGTCAATGCAATTGGAGGGTGGGCGGGCAGGGCGAAGCCCACGAGGCACTCAGTAGGAGAGAGGGAGGCGGAGAGTGCGCGCGCCGCGCGAGGTGGAACTGGTGTCACCGCAGTGGCTGAGCACGGGCAAACTTACTGTCAGACAGTAAGTTTTGATGGCGAAGTTAGCAGATTGATATTTGTTCACAATGTTCAAAATGTTCCAAGATTTGTGAACAAGCTTTTTTTGGCATAAGTCTTTGTTTTTATTAGTTTTTGTTGTTGTTATATTTATATTTGTTCCAATGTTCCAATGTTCCGAGATAACACAACAGATTCTAAAAATTTTTTTCTCTCTCACACGTGGTAGCAAGAAATTTCTGTGTGCTCTACTTTTTTCATTTTATTTGGCAGCGTGTATTTTCACGGAACAAGTGAACAAAATGCAAAACCCATATGACATCCGTTGAAAACACAGGGCAAAAGCTATGTTTCGCTTTCCGGAACATCTTGAACAAATCCGCCCATTTTGTGAACAAAGCCCACACCCCTGCCTAAAAAATAGGCAACAACCCACTGCCTAAAAAATAAGCAGCTTAAAAAATAGGCAGTCACACGTGGTAGCTCTCAAATCCTATGTGACATCATATGGAAAGCTTGACACACAGAAAGTATTAGGCTATAATGTAGTCATGTTGGTAGAGCAAACCAACAAAACGAGCGAAACAAAACTTACTGTCAGACAGTAACTTCTTGGAGAACATCATGACAACCAAAACCAAAAAAGCACCTACCGGTTACATCATCTATCGCGGTCACTCACTGCTGGACGGCAAGCCCATCGTGGCAGTAGCCATCGTGGGCGAATCCAAAAATGTCAAAACTGGCAATCTGGTGCAAACGTACATCATGGCGGACAACGGCAAAAGTCCGGTCGAATCAGCGCGTACATTAGAAGATGTTTCTGTGTGTGGTGATTGCAAACATCGTCGTGGCATGGGCGGTTCGTGCTACGTGAATCTAGGGCAGGGTGCGCGAGCTGTGATGGACGGACTGATGCGCGGTATCTATCCAAGCGCAACCCCAGCGCAAGTTAGCAGAATTGTAAGTGGGCGCAAAGTCAGGCTCGGTACGTATGGTGACCCAATGGCAGTGCCGGTATGGGTGTGGGACAACCTAGTATCCGAAGCGGACTCACACACTGGCTACACGCACCAATGGCAGCCCGAGAAGCGCAAGCGCATGGACGTGCTGTACCCAGATCAGTATGACGGCATACGTGCATTGTGCATGGCAAGTGTCGATACCGAGGATGAGTGGGTAAGTGCGTTGATGGAAAACTGGCGGACATTCCGCGTCCGGTCTGCGGATGAGCAAAAAGAAACAACTGAGTTCGTTTGCCCAGCAAGCGAGGAAGCGGGTAAGCGCGTGACATGCGCACAGTGCATGGCATGCAATGGTGTGGGCGAGGATGACGTGCGTATCAAAAAAGCAACACCGGTCATCATCGTGCATGGCTCATTGAAGAGCCGGTTCGAATCTACTGTCAGACAGTAAGTTTAATGGGCTGAGTAACCTTGGATAGGGGTATCTGAGGTTACTAATCGGGAGAACTGAGATGGATAAGGCTGATTGGATAGTGCTGCGGTTGATCAAGAAGATGACGGGCTATGGTCTGGCAAAAACCGCGAGGGATGTGGACGTGCGCAACGCGCTTGTCTACCTAGACAAGAAGTACGGCAAAAAGAAGCTGAACGAGTGCATTGATCTTTTAAACATGGAGGTGTGAAATGAAACTTGTATACGAAAACACTGGGTGCGAGGTCAAGTGCGGCGAGGTGGCACGGACGTTCCGGGATGAGGTTGTATATATAGAGGGCTGGGATGAGCCAGCCCATCCGGGCAGCACTGGGCGGGTGTACATCAAACACTTTGGGGACAATGGCTGGACACAAGGGGTTTACCCGTCAGTCGTTGGTGCTGTGTGGGTACAGTGAGGAGAGCGAGATGATGAGAGCAATCGAAGCGCAGTATCAAATTGAGAACATGGAGGAGATCATGCGAGCAGCGAATATAGAAATCAAACCAGCCGACATCGATGGTTCGTATCGTACTGGGTCACTAGTAGGTGTGACTCGAGAGGACATCGTCAAGGCACTGGGGTTCGAGCCAAACGCGTTGGACGATCCGGACAAGGTCGAGAATTCGTGGGCGTTCACACTGGACGGACTGCCATGCGCCATCTGGGATTGGAAGGGTTCGCATCATGCCAAGGTCTGGTCGGTGTATGACCCACACAAAATGCTGGATCGGATCTTCGACATGGGGCATCTGTCACAGGGTGGATGGTGATGGATCGCGAAGAGTGGATCTACCTCGGTGCTGTGCTGATCGGTGTAGTGATGGGCACGGTGCTGGGGGTGACGCTGGCGGTGTATTGGTTCGGGCTACCCACTTGACACAGAGAAAGGTTTCACCCATAATACACACCTAGTAGTAAACAAGTACAAACAATTCAAACCTTGGAGAATATACATGGAAACTACCTTTTACTCGGACGTTGACCGTCTCGGTCTACTGCTGGCGCAGATTGCTGATCTGACCAAGCAGGCAAACGGCATTAAGAAAACCCTCAAAGAAATGCCATACAAAACCTACGAGGGCAATCTGTTCCGCGCTGTTGTGGTGGAGCAAGAGAAGACCACGTATGACGTGGATGTACTGAAGACGGTGGCTGACCCAGTCATCCTCGATCTTGCCAAGCGCGAATCGTTTGTCGTGTCGGTGAAGGTCACCGCACGTGCAGCAGACTAACCCTAACTTACTGTCTGACAGTAACTCACAACCATGACTTATTAATTTACTAACCCTTGGAGAACACTATGTCACGCATCAATCTAAACACACGTATCACGCTGGCTCAGGCTGCACACGGTATCGCAACAGTAGGTCATCAGCGCACCATCATCCTGCGCGGTGAGCCGGGTATCGGTAAGTCGTGGGTACTGAAGACCCTTGGCAAGCAGATGCCTACGCACCGCACGGTGTACATCGACTGCCAACTGCTGCTCGATCAGGGTGACTTCTTCTACCCACACATCGAAGTGACGGACACCAACACCAAGGTAGCCAAGCGCGTTGCACTCGAGGACTTCGACTTCTCTGACGGCACACCTCTGATCGTCATGCTGGATGAGATCGGCAAGTCAAACAAGTCGGTGATGAACGTGCTGCTGACGCTGATGTATGACCGCCGCATCGGGAACAACCACCTGCCCGAGGGCAGCATCGTGTTCGGTACTACCAACATGACCAGTGATGGTGTGGGTGACTTCATTGCAGCCCATGCACGTAGTCGGGCGGTGATCACCACAGTCAAGAAGCCGCATGCTGGGTTCAATCACGATGGCTCGGTGGACGCTGATTCGTGGGGTTACTTTGCACTGAACAACGATGTTGATCCTGCGGTTACTGCGTGGGTCAAGATGAACCCGAACTGCCTTGAGTCGTACCTTGACCATACCGGCGGTGAGAAGTGGGACAACCCGTATGCGTTTCATCCTACGCAGGGCGCTGAGTCTTATGTGTGTCCACGTTCGTTGCATGCGGCGAGTGACATCGTCAAGCAGCGTGATGTGCTGGGTCATGAGTTGACGCTGTCGCTGCTGTCTGGTGCGGCTGGTGAATCGTTCGCCCGTAGTTTCTCGGCGTTCCTGATGATCCAGAACAAGGTTGCGACTGCGGATGCGATTGCTGCTGCGCCTGAGTCGGCGGTTGTACCTGATGCAGGTGATGGTGTGGCGTTGTGCGTGACGGTGTTGAACCTTGTGTCGTACACCACAGCCAAGAGTATCGATGCGCTAGTCAAGTATATGAAGCGACTACCGAGTGAGTATCAGGCGTTGTTCGCACGGTCACTGATGGCGAACGAAAGCAAGAAGGATGTGGCGATCAAGTGCGAAGAGTTCCGCAAGTGGTCGCTGGCTAATCACTGGATGTTTTAAGGGGGGCGTATGTACACAACAGGAAATGCATTGACGGCAGAGCAACGCTTAATCCGCGCCACGGTGTGGCTCATGAACCAGCCTAAGTACGCAGCATTCGCTGGGCTGTACACAATGGGCAGCGTCGAGGTCAAGGATGGCATACCGACTGCATGCACCAACGGACGTGATGAGTTCTATGGACGTGCGTTCCTTGGTACGTTGGATGAGCCAGAGATTCGTGGGACGAAGCTGCATGAGACATGGCACAAGGCGGGGCGGCACATGATCATCTACAAGCATCTTGCCAAAGAAGACTCGAAGCTGGCGAACATGGCAATGGACTACGTGATCAACCTGTTCATCTATGACAGTGACCCAGAGGGCAAGGACGTGCGACTACCCAAGGGTGCGCTGTTGGATCAGCGGTTCCGCAACATGGACATTGTGCAGGTGTACAACTTACTCAAGAAGGAGAAACAGAATGGACAAGGCAACGGTGGTGGCAAGGCAGGCGAGGGCGCGGCGGACGCTGGCGGCGAGGGCGAGTTCGTGGATGAACATGACTGGGATTCTGCGGACAGCATCAGTGCAGATGAGGCAGAGGCATTCTCAAAGCAAGTCGATGAAGCACTTCGGCAAGGACAGCTAATCGCAGGCAAGCTGGGTGGTGACGTACCACGTGCCATCGAGGACATGCTGAAACCGTACATCGATTGGCGTGAGGTGTTGAGTGAGTTCGTGTCAGCGCATGCAGCAGGTCAGGACTTGCCATCATACAAGAAACCTAATCGCCGCCTGATGGGTAGCAGCGTGATCATGCCGACTCACATCTCGGAGTCGGTAGGCAAGGTGGTGCTGGGTATCGATGCGTCCGGGTCTATCTTCGGTGACACGCTTAACGGGTTCATGGCCTACGTCAAGATGCTGTGCGAGTCGGTCATGCCTGAGAGTGTGGAGTTGTTGTACTGGGACACAGAAGTATGTCAGCACGAGACGTATGACGTGAATAGCTACGCTGGTCTGTTGACGTCCACGAAACCGAAAGGCGGTGGTGGTACGCGCCCAGCATGTGTGGCTGAGTACTTACGTAAGCGCAGCATAGACGCATCCTGCATTGTGATGCTGACAGATGGGTATGTAGATGGTTGGGGCAAGGACTGGCCTGCGCCTACCTTGTGGTGCATAACAGAGAAACGCATTACCTCGCCGATAGGCAAGTCGGTACACATTGACGCTTAATTACTTTTACCTTGGAGAACATCATGACTATTCAAAACACATCAGTATTGGTTGACCTGAACATCTCGACATGGACAGGCCGTAAGCTCGACAAGAAAGTATCGGGTGAGATCGACGCAAGCAAAGGCACCAAGACCCGCGCTGGTAACTATCACAAGCAGTTGATGGCTGGCACTGACAAGCTTGAGGAAGTGCAGAAGATCGTGGGCGCGGCGCGTCTGTGGCACATCGAGCAGACGCTGCCTTGGTCAGATGCTGGCTCACGCCTGCTACCGATGGCTAACTTCTTCGAGTACAAGCAGAAGCTGTCGGTCTTCGAGAATCAGTTCAAGGCTGCGGTGGAGGAGTTCGTTGCCAAGTATCCGGAACTGGTCTCAGCGGCGGCTTTCCAGATCGGCGCGTTGTTCAACCGCGAAGATTACCCGCAGGTCGAGGACATCAAGCACAAGTTTCGTTTTGCGTACACGTTCATGCCGGTGCCGACTGCCAATGATTTCCGCATCGAGACCAACGACGAAACGATCAAGGAGTTGCAGGCGCAGGCTGACGCAGTAGTTACGCAGCGTGTGAACGCAGCTATGCAGGAGATGTGGGAACGACTGCACACCCAGCTCAAGCACATGTCGGACAAGCTGACTGACTTGGCGCAGCCACGTGTGATGAAGAACGGTGACGAGCGGTACTCGCAGATTTTCCGTGACTCGCTGGTGACTAACGCTGTGGAGTTGTGCGGTCTGTTGACCAAGCTCAACGTGACTAATGATCCGAAGCTTGAGCAGGCTCGCGCCACACTGGAGCGCACGATAGCAGGTGTAACTGCGGATGAGTTGCGTGACGATGATTACCGCCGTGCCGAGGTCAAGACCAAGGTTGATGAGATTCTGAAAGCATTCAATTTCTAAGGAGAACAGACATGACTGCACCGACAACTGAAGAAGTACTTGCCAAGGTACATCCGGACTTGCACCCAATGATTCGCGAGTTCATGCGCAAAAGCAAACACGTGCTGAGCATCGAGCAGGCGTACATGTATTACGAGCGCAGGGAGGGTGACGAGATCAAAACCTACTACTCTGGCGTGATGTTCTATGACAACTCGGCGAAGCGTGAGTCAGTGGGTGGCATACGTATAGAGCATAAGGGCAAGGGCAAGCCCGTGTTCCAAGTACGTACACGTCACGTCATCAACTCGCGATTCAAGAACAGTGAGCGCAAGCGGTCAGTCGAGACCACCGATGCCAAACGTGCAATGAAGGCAATGCTTCAGTACATCACGCCGTACACGTTGGATGAGGTATTCAAAGACCACGAAAGCACTGCGACTGGTGTGGTGTCTCGGTGGCGTTCGCAGTTGCAAGAAGATGTAAGTGCTTTGTCCGTACCTAGATCAGCAATGGTGACCGAGATGCAGAACCTCATTCGACAAGGTGTCAAGTTCATCACGCCCGAGTTCAACCGGGTGGCAGAGAAGGCGTTGGCTGCGAACGAGGAGACCCAGCGGCGCATGGGGGCGAAGATCACCAAGCACTTCGTGTCGATGGGTAAGGATCAGATTGCTGTGTTGACAGTGCATCACGACAACACACGTGTGTCCAACTTCTATCAGGCGTTCGAGTCGATGCCGACGATGTTACAGGAGGGCGTGGCAATGTTGCGCATCATGCAAGACAACCAGCACATCGATGGGTTCGGTGCGCGGATCAGCGAGAACATGTTTGTCGTTTTAGAAATTGACGGACAAAAAGCTTGACGCTTCTTAAATGTTGTATAAACTAATGGAACTATGGATCATGACATTGAGCGAATGAGCCGGTACTACACCGTCCGCGTGGAACTCAACGAGGGTAAGATCGTCAGTGCTATTCCAATACATCCCGAGGCGCTTCATCCACTTAACGTGCCGGGATTATTTGAACAGAAGCTGGCGCTCTTGAAGATTGCCCCGGTGGGTGCTGTGGTGGACGGTGTAGGTAAACGCAAAGCAGAGAACATTTATTACGTTCGCTTTTATGAGAACGAACCAAACTGGAGTGACACAAATGAAATGCCCATGTGGCGGTGAGACAGCGGTGCTGGAGACCCGCACAATCGATGAGATGTTTAGACGTAAACGGAAATGCGGTACTTGTGGGGAGTATTTCTTTACCAAGGAAGTGTTCCTATACGCAGCGAAGGACAACCCGAACGCAGCACCAGCAAAGCCCAAAGTACTGTTAACCATACCGGAGGTATCCAAAGCGCAACGCAAGAAGGTGGAGACTAGACGCAAGCTGGAGGACATCAGGCGCGAGAGGAAATCTAAAGTACCGAGTTACTTTATTGAGGAGGACTACTAATGCTACGTGACGGTAAGTTCATCAAGGAAGACCCACCTAAGATCGGTAAGTTCTACGTCCCTAAGTTCAAAGAGGACGAGCGCACACCAGAAGAACGGTTTGCACAGAACCTGCTGTTGGGTTATCAAGAAAAACAATTCTCACTGCTGTCGAGAGTGTTTGGTTTTATTTTGCGAGTGTAGTTGCAGTTGTAGCAGTAAATTAAATCAAATCAAATTAACCTTGGAGAAACATCATGGATATGAAAGTCAAAGAAACCCCAGTCGTTATTTCGGCACCGAAGTTCAACACCGTTGAGGTGCTATTGCAGGGCACTGCCCCGCTTGTGGTTGCACGATTCAGCAAGAAGGCTGAGTTGATGGCGAAGATGGCAGAAGGCAGCACCGCCAAGAGCAAGAAAGAACGCAGCGCACGTGACTATGACAAGGAAGCAGAGGACGCACGTTACCGCTCGGGTGAAGGCTGGGAAGGTGTGAACGCTGCGGCGTTCCGTGCAGGCATGATCAGCGCATGCCGTCTGGTCGGGTTCAAGATGACACTGGCTAAGCTCTCAGTATTTGTCGAAGCCGATGGCTGGGATGTACAGGATGGCATTCCGCTGGTGCGTGTGTACGGCAAGAGCGAGACCTTCACTGCACATACTCGCAACGCAACAGGTGTGGTTGATGTACGTAGCCGCCCGATGTATCGCGAGTGGGCTATCAAGTTGCGCGTCCGCTTCGACGCTGATCAGTTCAATGTGCAGGACGTATACAACCTGATCGCACGTGTAGGTGGTCAAGTGGGTCTGTGCGAAGGCCGTCCTGACTCCAAGTCATCCGCTGGTTGTGGCTTCGGTACGTTCGAGGTGGTGCCGAATGATCGCCAGAAGGAAGTCGCGAAGAAGTTCAGCATTAAGTAAGTAGGAACCTTGACACCGCAGGTGCGCTTGGGATTGGCTAGGTGCGCTGCGGTGAGGTACGGCAGGTAAGGTATCGCGTGGTTTGGTTTGTTGACGTATGGTGGGGTTTGGTGAGGCAGGTTTGGCAAGGCAAGGCTTGGTGGGGCATGGTTCGATTTGGTACGGCGGAGTAAGGCAGGTTTGGCACGGTATCGTGCGGCTAGGCTCGGCAGGGTACGGTGTGTTTAAGTGGGGCAGGTTAGGCTGGGCTTCGTTCGGTGCGACACGGTGCGGTGAGACGGGGTTTGGTTAGGCAGGTGAGGCTAGGCGTGGTCTGGTGTTGTATCGCGTGGTTTGGTGACGCAGGTGGGGCCCGTTGTGGACTGGTCGGGTGCGTTCCGTTTGGGTAAGGTGAAATTAGGCAGGTGAGGTGTGGCACGGCGTGATTCGGTCGGGCGGGGTGACGCAGGTAAGGCGGCGCTAGGTGTGGTGCGGTGCGGCTTGGTAACGCAGGTGGCGTATGGCGAGGAGTCGTGAGGTGAGGTTGGGTCACGCAGGTTAGTCGTCGTGAGGCCGGGTTCGTTCCGGATCGGTGGGGCAGGTCTGGTGAGGCGGGTTCAGGCTAGGCAAGGTAGGGTGCGGTGGGGCAGGTATGGTTCGGCTACGTATGGTGTGGCAGGGCAGCGCAGGTAAACAACTTGGAGAAAGCAATGACTGAAACAATGAAAGCGGAGCGCAAGTTCCTAGAACGATTAGCAAAACAAAACGGCGGCATGCTGATGGTTGATACGGTGCTCGACGCAGCCCGTGACCCCAACTGTATTTTGCACAAGCATTTCCAATGGGACGACACGAAAGCCGCAGAGTCATTCCGTAAGATGCAAGCACGTCAGCTTATTCAGAAGTGCACCGTCACGATTGAGAAAGCACCGGACGTACAGATCAGAGCGTTTGTAAGTTTGGCACCTGACCAACACGCAGGTGGTGGCTACCGTATGACAGCGGACGTGCTGTCTGACGATGATCTCAAAGCGCAACTCTTGTACGAAATGCAGGCAGCGTTAGTCAAATGGAAGAAGCAGATCAACCTGCTGGACAGAGAGACCATCGACATCATTAACAAGCTCGAAGGCATCGTCGCAACCAAAGCAAAAGGTAAGCGCAAAGAGGCGCGGGTATGAACAGAGAAAAGCTTATGCGCATGGCTGTAGAAGCCGGGGGGTTTAACGAGTTGCGTCCACTTATAGAACGTGAGTATTGGGTGTTTCCTTGTATCGATGATGTAGAAGCGTTTGCAGGAATGGTGTCTGGGTACATGGTGCAGGCAGCGATTAATGTCCAGCGCGAGAAGGTCGCACAGTGGATGCTTGCTAACGGTTACGCCACAGGCCACGGCGAGAAGATCACTGACTTGCTGGAAGAGTTGAAGTGGCAGATCGAGGAGAAGATTGCGATTGAATGCGCGAGGAGAGAACGTGAACAGAGATGACATTATCCGCATGGCGCAGGAGGCGGGGATAAACGTAACGGAAGGCAATTCGTTTTCCGATGATATGTACATCTCAGTCCTTTATCGCTTTGCCAACCTAGTCGCAGCAGCGGAGCGCGAGGCGTGTGCTGCGTTGTGTTTTCAAATATGGAACAAGTGGATGAATGAAAAAGATACCACTCCTTTCCCTGATGCAGAAGACTGCGCGTTCGCTATCCGCGAGAGAGGTGCGCCATGACCGCACTAACACATAAAGAAAACGATCTACATAACCGGCTGATCGTGGCAGAGTTTAACTTGGGGCAAGTAGAAGAAGAACTACGCCGACTGCATGAGGAAAACGAAGCACTCCGCGCCCGACTAGCGCAGCCCGAGCCGCAAGAGATCAAGATTGAGTTCAAGGAATGGATACACCCACATATGGGCTTAGTTCCTGTTGACCCAAAGACACCGCTGATATTGAAAGCCGTGATTAGGGAGGAAGCATGACCAAAGAAGAAGCATGGCTCATGTGGATGAAAGAGTCCAAGCACTACGTTGAGTACGACTGGGACACGATCAAGAAGTCTTCGCATTGGGAAGCGTTTTCCCGTGGTTGGGATGCGGCAACAATCAATACCAACGGCTGGGATGATGCCTACAAGATGGGCATGGAAGCAGGGAAAGAGTTAGAGCAGCGCGAATGGCAAGGGCTGACGGATGAGGACTGCGAAGAAGTTGAGCGATGGGTCGAGTTTAAAGAAGAAGGTAGCGGGCGCATCCCAACACTCAAGCTAATTCAATACATCGAAGCCAAGCTGAAGGAGAAGAACAATGCAATATAAAAAGGAACTTATACGTGAGCTACGCGATGTAGCAATCCTGTTCCACGCTAGTCAGGAACTACCGTACAAGCTGTTGGAAGTGCTTGATAAACACCTGCCCCATATAGGCGATGTGTGCTGTGAACGTGGGTGTATTGAATATGAGGAGAAGAATATATGAAAGCATTCCCAAACGTGACCGGCGAGAAGGGCATGGACTTGCGTGATTACTTTGCGGCGAAGGCGATGCAAGGCCTTCTAGCAGGAATGCAGAAAGGCCAAGAAGCGCAAGTACTGTTTGTGCCTGCTGCCGCATACAAAATAGCAGACATCATGATGGAGGCGAGGGAAAATGAAAAAGCTACTGTTGCTACTCACGCTGGTTAGTAGTCTTGCCAGTGCCGAGACATGGTTCGAGATGCCCAATAAGGGCGGCGGCAAGATCGTGCTGCTCATGAATAAATGCAGCAACACTTCTGATGGGCGTGTAGTTATTGCGCACGTACCAGATGGCAGCAATGCCACCGGCTGCTGGACATATGTTGCAGAGATGATCATCGTGGTCTGGGATAACGGCAGCATCAGAACCAGCACGTTTGATGCAAGAAATTTTATTGTTCGGGAGAGTAAATGAGAAACGTACCAGTACCAAAACACGCGCTGCTCGATTATCTGATCGAGGCGTTTAAACTAAAGAACAGCCGCGCACTAGCGCAGCATCTGGGTGTCACGCAAAGTGCTATCAGCAAAATCCGCTACAGGCACAACCCGCCGTCAGCGGAGTTCGTTCTTTTGGTCTACGACAAGACCGACATGAGCATCGAAGAGATTCGTGCGCTGATTAAAAAACAGGAGGAACTCGATGGCAGCGACACCTGAAAAGAAAGTAAAGGATAAGGTCAGGAAGATTCTGACTGAATCAGGTGCGTTTCATTTTATGCCTGCCACGCATGGTTACGGTACATCAGGTGTGCCTGACATCATTGGCTGCTACAAGGGCAGGATGTTTGCTATCGAGTGCAAGGCTGGAGACAACAAACCCACCGCGCTACAGATGAAGAACCTTGCGCTGATCTCAGGGGCTGGCGGCTACACCGAGATAGTCAACGAGACCAACATCGATGCGGTAGGTGCACTGCTGGCGAGGATCGCCCGAGATGCCCAAGGCAAACACTAATACAGCACAGTGCCGCAAGCTGGATATTGTGTGGCTACTGGGTAGGCAACATGCGATGTCCGCAGTGCAGATCGCCAAGAAGATGCGGATGGATGTGAGTAGCGTACGCCGGTACTTGATGGAGCTACGCGAAGAGAAGAAAGTATTTCGTCGGTATCAGTTGCGCGGCGAATATGCGAAGAGACCAACATTTTATTACTGCTTGAGAAGGGACGGGATATGAACAAAGTACGACAACTCAGTGGCTTACTAGGTCGGCTTGAATCTAAGTATGGGCTTGACTACCACAAGGTACGCATGCTGAGCATAGCGAGTGTGTACTGGGAAGAAGGCGCACCCGTACGTGTTGGTGACATACTGGATGCGTATGAAGGTGCGTCACGTGCGACTACTCATCGATTGATCAAGGAACTGGTCTCAAGTAAAGTTTTGCGCGAAGAGGTTTCCGGCGATGACCGGCGCGTAAAATTTTTGTCGGCGGGTTTGAAGTTTGATGCGCTCACCAAAGAGATAGGAAAACTGTCGTGATCTCCGACTTCATGCAAACGCTGCTGGATCGGATGGACAAGTTCCCCGAAGAGTTTATCGACGCGTATACCGATTTAACTGATGACTGCTATACACGTTCGGTAGACGAGGCACGTTGGAGTGGGGTTACGAAAAGTATGCTTTATCCCAACATGAATGGAGTGAAGTTCAGTATATTTACAGACGAAGAACAAGCAGCGTACTGTTCAAAGCTACGGGACATACTGCGTAAGAAACTAGAGCAGGACATTTGCTCGGCGTTAGTATCAGATCAACGGCAAATGGAACTACCATTCGACGTACCCAACATACCGACATCAATACTAAAAGATCAATGAACATAATTACAGTCGATTTTGAAACGTACTACAGCAAGGATTTTGGGTTCTCGAAGCTGACCACGGAAGAGTACGTGCGTCATCCAGACTTCGAGGTGATTGGTGTTGGCATCAAAGAGGGGAATAATGAAACGCAATGGTTCAGCGGGGATCGCGCTGCGACACAGGAGTACCTCAAGAAATTCGATTGGAAAAACAACTTCGTCCTTGCACACAACACCGCGTTTGATGGGGCAATACTCTCGTGGCTTTTCGGGATTACGCCGAAAGGTTGGTTGGACACTCTTTCGATGGCGCGTGCACTTCATGGGGTCAGTGTCGGTGGTAGCCTCGCGAAGCTGGCAGTACATTACGGCGCTGGGGAGAAGGGTGAGGAAGTAATCAACGCGCTGGGGCTACGCCGCAAGGACTTCCCTCCGGAACAACTTGCCCGGTACGGTGAGTACTGCCGCAATGACGTGGACTTATGCCATAAGATATTTATGGACATGCTTCAGCAGGAAAACTTCCCAACGTCGGAGCTCAAAGTAATAGATGCAACCCTAAAGATGTTTGTGGAACCGTCTTTGGAGTTGGACTTACCGCTACTGGAGATGCACCTCGAAGAAGTCAAAACGCGGAAGGAACGCCTACTGGAGGCGGCTGCGGCTGACAAAGATATGCTCATGTCCAATGAGAAGTTTGCAGGTCTGCTTCTTGAGCTAGGGGTTGAGCCACCTAGAAAAGTCAGCACGACTACCGGCAAGGAAGCATGGGCGTTTGCCAAGACGGACGAGGGGTTCAAGGCGCTACAAACTCACCCAGACCCACGGGTGCAGACGCTGGTCGCTGCCCGCCTTGGTAATAAGACTACGCTGGAGGAGACTCGGACGCAGCGTTTTATCGATATTTCCAAGCGTGGAAAACTACCCGTACCACTCAAATACTACGCAGCACACACGGGTCGCTGGGGTGGTGACGATAAGGTCAACCTACAGAACCTGCCAAGCCGGGGGCAGAACGCTGGCAAGCTGAAGAAGGCAATCATTGCCCCCAAGGGCTATGTGATCATCGACGCTGACTCTGCACAGATTGAAGCGCGGACGCTGGCGTGGCTGGCGGAGCAGAATGACTTGGTCGAGGCGTTCGCTAAGGGTGAGGACGTGTACAAGATCATGGCAAGTGCCATCTACAACAAGCCGGTCGAGGAAGTTACCAAAGAGGAAAGATTCGTTGGGAAGACAACCATCTTGGGTAGCGGTTACGGCATGGGTGCAGAGAAGTTTCGGGCGCAGTTGAAGACCTTCGGGACGGACGTTTCAGCCGAGGAATGCAAGCGGATTGTGGACGTGTACCGGCAGACTTACCCGGCTATCCCTGCGTTGTGGCGGGAGTCAGGTCACGCACTTGAGGCGATGATTCTGAAACGAGCCGCTTCCGTTGGGCGAGAAGGCGTGTTACAGTTTGACGCAGAGAGGTGTGGTTTTGTCCTACCCAACGGGCTTCCTTTACGGTATGCGGAGCTTCGGAAGGTGACTGACCCGCAGGGCAAGGTGCAGTACGAATACAAAACCCGAATAGGGTTCACCAAGATTTACGGTGGGAAAGTAGTCGAGAACTTATGCCAAGCACTCGCCAGATGTGTGATCGCAGAGCAGATGTTGAAGATCGGTAAACGGTACAAAACCGTACTTACCGTGCACGATGCCGTCGCTTGTATTGCTCCGAAAGAAGAAGCTAATGTGGCGCAAGCGTATGTTGAGGAGTGTATGCGATGGACTCCCGCGTGGGCAACCGGCTTACCGCTCAACTGCGAATCAGGAGTCGCTGAATCCTACGGAGAATGCTAACGTGTTTGTTGAAACTATTAATTACCGCAAGATTTGGCAGATCATAAATGAGACATGGGCGAAGTCGTTCGTTGCCATCATGTTATTTATCTTGGGGCTTTGGATTGGTGGCATCAACGCTGAGAGCCGGATCGTGTCGGACTGCAAATTTGCTAATGCCTTCCGTGCTGACATACAGGCGTTTACTTGTCAGAGAAAGCTATAACCCATATGAAGTACACATGGTCATACAGTAGTATTAGTACGTTTCAGCAGTGTCCGCAGAAGTACTATCGGATGCGGGTGAAGCGGGACATCATCGAGCCGCCGCAGGAGCACCTGTTGTACGGGACGGCAGTGCACACAGCCGCTGAAGAATATGTCAGAGACGGCACTCCAATCCCGGAGAAATTTGCGTTCATCAAGAAGCACCTTGACGCACTGATTAACATCAAGGGCACTAAGTACTGCGAGTACGAGATGGGGCTAACCAAGAATTTGGATGCCTGTGAGTTTGGTTCAGAAAATGTGTGGTGGCGTGGTATCGCTGATTTGATTATTATCAACGGGGATAAGTGCCATCTGGTGGATTACAAGACCAGTAAGTCCAGCAAGTACGCAGACACAAAGCAGTTGGAGTTACTATCACTAGCAATCTTCAAGCACTTCCCGAAAGTAAAGAAGGTCAAGGCTGGACTGCTGTTTTTAGTGGCAGAAGATTTTGTTACCCGAGACTTCGAAAATGACGAAGGTAAAGGCAAAGCTTGGCTGCATTGGTTGGATGTCACGGATTCATTGGAGACGTGTTTGGAGAAAAATGTTTGGAACCCGCGCCCCAATTTTACGTGTAAGAATTTTTGTGCGGTAACAGACTGCATACACAATGGAAGGGGGCACTGACATGCCATATACAAAGACACCAAGACCGTACAAGCACGAGTACGATTTAGAAAAGAAGCGCGGGGAACACCCCGACAGGATGGAGCGCCAACGCGCCCGTCGAGCGATGGACAAGAAGGGCAAGGACGGCAACGGCAACGGTAAAGCCGATGCGCGTGAAGGCAAAGATATCGCCCATGTGAAAGCCCTGTCCAAAGGCGGTAGTAACAAAGACGGTGTGCGAGTGCAAAGTGCAGCCGCCAACCGGTCGTTTAAGCGAAGCTCTTCTGGTGCGTTAGTATCAGAAACAAGTAAGCGCGAACGTAAGAAGTAAAGACAGCCGGGAGAGACCGGCACCAAGTGGCATGGGGATCGGCTGGGCACTACCCCGCCCCCGTAGACTGGAACCTGCGGAGCAGAGTCGGTCTCCATCCCAGTTGGGAAAGTTGAAAATAGAGAGCGCCGGAACGCACCACCGGCACAGAGAAAGCTCTAGGCTCGATTAGTACCAACAACTTAATAGAAACACCGCAGGCTATTGTGAAAACTTCACTTTAGCCTGTACCCCCTTGGAGAAACAGCATGCAGATCATCGAAGACAAAGCGTTGCTACTAAAAGTACGCAACCCGAACCGCATCACAGAAGTCATCCCTAAAAGCAAAGTGATGGACGATGGCAGTGTGCTGGTGAAGTGGGGGCTAGAAGAAGCGCAGGTGCTGAAGAACTTGCGTATCAAGAACGTGCCGTCCCCAATCATGTCGCACTACAAGTGGCCCGGCATGCACCGCCCGTTCGAACACCAGAAGGAAACGTCATCGTTCCTGACCTTGCACCGCAGAGCGTTCTGTTTCAACGAGCAGGGCACCGGCAAGACAGGCAGCGTTATCTGGGCGGCGGACTATCTAATGTCGATAGGTCTCATCCGTAGAGTTCTTGTGCTGTGTCCTTTGTCGATCATGCAATCCGCTTGGCAGGATGACTTGTTCCGGTTTGCTATGCACCGGACAGTTGCGATTGCCCACAGCCACTCTCGAGAGAAACGAATTCAAGCAGTGCAGTCAGACGCTGATTTTGTGATCTGTAACTTCGATGGGTTGGACATCATCAAGGATGCGGTCAAGGAAGAAGACTTTGATCTGATCGTGGTGGATGAAGCCAATGCCTACAAGACGGTATCCACAAAACGCTGGAAGGTACTTAACCAAACGCTGACCCCCAGCACATGGGTCTGGATGCTGACAGGCACCCCGGCTTCGCAATCTCCAACGGACGCATACGGACTTGCTCGGGTCGTTAACCCATCGTCGGTGCCCAAGTTCTTCGGGTCGTTCAGAGATATGGTGATGCAGAAAGTCACTACGTTTAAGTACGTACCACGCCCACAGGCAGAGTCGATAGTGCATGAAGTTCTTCAGCCCGCGATTAGATACACAAAAGAAGAATGCCTAGACTTACCAGAGGTGACTTATACCACCCGTGACGTACCACTGACCCCGCAGCAGATGAAATACTACGAGGCACTGCGTAAACACATGGTGACGGTGGCAGCAGGCGAAGAGATCAGCACGGTCAACGCTGCGGCGAATCTGAACAAGCTACTCCAGCTTTCATGTGGTGCGGTGTACTCGGATAGTGGAGGGGTCGTTGCCTTTGACGCATCGAACCGTATTGCTGCATTGAAAGAAGTTATCGACGAGGCAAGCCACAAGGTCATCGTCTTCGTTCCTTATAAACATAGTATTCAGATAATTGACGAAGAACTAAGGAAGTCAAAATACACTTGCGAGATTATCAGTGGTGACGTGCCCGTGCGGCAGCGCACAGAAATCTTTGCCAGATTCCAAACAGAACCTGACCCAAAAGTTTTGATAATCCAGCCACAGGCAGCGTCTCACGGTGTAACATTAACCGCAGCTAACGTGATCGTGTACTGGTCGCCCGTCATGAGTGTGGAGACCTACCTGCAAGCTAACGCACGTACCCACCGCGCTGGTCAACGTAATCCCTGCACTGTCGTGCACCTGCAAGGCTCCCCTGTAGAGAAACGTATGTATGCCATGTTGGAGGCAAAGATTGATATTCACTCTCGCGTTGTAGACCTCTACAATAATTTATTAGAACCCCTTGACAGTGTCAAAGAATAATTCTATTCTGTAGTTGTAGTTACCCTTGGAGATCAATATGGATGATGAAACTAAGTCACCGGTCATCCCAACTGACAAGCTGGTTAAGACGTACATCAAGATACGCGATGCCCGTAAAGAGTTGGCTGACAAGTATGAGAAGAAAGATGCCGAACTCAAGGAGGCTCTGGATACTATCGAGTTCCAGCTTCTGGAGACCTGCAAGATGGTCGGCACTGACAGCCTTAAAACACCGTTTGGTACGGTAAGCCGTCGAGTTGCCAAACGCTATTGGACGAATGATTGGCACTCATTCCATTCGTTCGTGAAGAAACACGAAGCCCTAGAGTTAATAGAGAAACGTATCTCGCAAAACAATATGGCTTCGTTCTTGGAAGAGAATCCCGACAAGTGTCCGCCGGGTCTCAATGTTGACAGCCGTTACGCGGTTGTTGTTCGTCGTAAATAAGGAGAAAGCAATGAGCGATCTAGCTCTATTCAATCAAAACCTTCCCAGCCACCTGCGTACAGCGGAACTTGATGAGACCACTAAAGCCCTGATGGGTGGTAGTGGCGGCGGTAGCAAGCGTATCTCTATTGAGGGTGGCGTTTGGCGCATGCTGGTCAACGGCAAGGAAGTTGCGCAGAACGAAGACCGTGCAATGAATGTCGTGATCGTTGCGGCAGCACAAAAAATCTCGCGTATCTTCTACGCAGGCACCTACAAGAAGGGCGTAGTCAGCGCCCCGGATTGCTGGTCAGCAGACGGTGAAACCCCAGATGCCAAAGCTAAAGCACCGCAGTCGAAGTCGTGCGCTAGCTGCCCACAGAACATCAAGGGTTCGGGTCAAGGTGATAGCCGTGCTTGCCGCTTCCAGCAGCGTTTGGCAGTTGTCTTGGAGAACGACATTGGCGGTGACGTGTATCAGCTTGCGCTGCCGTCTACTTCTATCTTCGGTGCTGGTGAGAATGGCAAGTGGCCTTTGCAGACATACGCAAAGATGATTGCAAGTAAGGGTGCACCTATTACGTCGGTCGTAACTGAAATGCGCTTCGACACCAATAGCTCCACACCGAAGCTGACTTTCAAGCCTGTACGTTTCCTCGAGACCAGCGAGTTCCAAGCTGCACTGGAGCAAGGTAAGTCTCCATCAGCAGTAAGCGCAATCACCATGACCGTGGCACAGACTGACGGGGTGAAAGATGATGACGGTGAAGCATTTGAAAAGCCTGTCCCCGCAAAGAAGGCACAGGCGGTGGAAGCGGCTCCTGCTGAAGTTGTTGAGGAAGCCACGCCAGAACCAACGAAGCGTACGAGCAAGAAAGAGGAGGCTCCCGCTGAGAAGAAGGACGTAAGCAAAATCCTCGCTGAGTGGGATGATGAGTAACGGGTACTCATCCCGCTTTGTCAAAATCGTTAATTCAGCGGACACCAACAAGCTTGGTGTCCAGCTTGGCAACCTGTGCATAGAA